TATAACTTTTGGATAAACAATATCAATCGTATTATATATACTAATAAATCCAAAAGCATTCAAAATTATATTTCTTAACATTTCTTCCGTTGGAATACATTTCTCTACTTCAAAATATTCTACCATTTGAGAAGCCAATTTTTTATATGATTTAATAGGCAAAGGAAAATCACCGTGGCTACTACTCGCTTCTATATCAAAACTACATATTTTTAATGGAACATGAGTTTCTTTATTATTACACGAAATAATAGATTTCCATCCAATTTCATACTCTTTTACACAAGTCGTTGTATTCGAAGAAGGTAATAATTGTGTTTTAGAGAAAGTTATCCATCCAGAAGGACTTATATTTTTAATATGAAATAATCTTAATAGAGGTGGAATATTTGCTTCATATAAATATAAATTATCATCTTCAAACGTAATTCCATTTTCATATAATCTTTTTGAATAAGGATCGTACCATAGATTTTTACATTTATTAAATGATAACATACTATTGAATTTTAATTCAATGAATTTATATTTTTTTCCGGCATCAAAACCATACAACTTTTTCTTTTTTAACAATTTACAATCATCAATTGAATTTTGATAATATTTTCCTATTCTTGATTTTATATAATTTAAAAACCTAATTTTTGTATCTTTTGTCCATGTATCTCCCACTTTTATATAAAAGTAGGGTTTGAAATCTTTCACTGTAATTGAACAAGATTGTTTATTTTCATTATATCCAAACATTTGAATAATAAATTGTGTTTGATCAATATATTGATTCTCCTCTTCTTCTTCTTCATTATTTTCATTATTCACTCTAAAATCATATAATCTGACAAAGATATCTTCAGCTTCCATCTTATAGAGAAAGTGGTCGTATTTTTAATTTGATATCCATTATATTATGGATAATTTATTCAATTTTTTAGATATTGGATATTAATACATCATATATATAATTATATAATATGAATAGACTACAAATCGTTCTATTATTAAATGGATTATATGATATAATTTGTTCTCTATGTATTTTATTTAGAATACAAATATTTTTCTTACATCCAAATATTTTTTTGAATAATCATAATAAAATAATAAATCGTTTATTAGCATTTTGGATAATGACATATGGACTCATAAGATTGCTTGCTTCATTTAATTCACAATACATTCTAATTGCTTCTATTACTTATTTTATTGAAGCGTTTTATTATTTATACGAATTACAATTCAATACAATTCATAGAGAAAAAGCTATATTTGTTTCTCTATTTTCACTCATATTAGGATTATTTATATTATATTAATGCAATGATAAATTAAATGATTTTCTAGATTTTTTTGATTTTTTTGATTTTTTTGATTTTATAGATTTTTTTGATTTTATAGATTTTCTAGATTTTCTAATCGGAACTACAATTTCTTCATAAGATACTGGTTTATAAGATTTCATCGACGGATAAGATTTCATCGACGGATAAGATTTCATCGAATGTAGTGATTTCATTGGTTTTGTTAATGAAACTCTTTTTGTTTGTTTATCTTCTATCCATTTCGCTATATCGGACGCATTTCTATCTACTCCTTCTTTATTATATTGTGTTATTGTGTTTCCATTTATATAACGTATGTTTGGAAATAAACGAGGTTGCTCTCCTACATTATTTAAACTAGTAAATAATAATTGGTTTATTCTTATTGCTAATAGCTCATCATCAAGAATTTCTCTATTAATGTGTTTTGGTATTTGATTCCATTCCTTCGTAGTTGTAATGCAATAAGGACAGTCATCCATATAAAAATATAACACGATTGGTTTTTTTCTATTTATGTTGTTATTTATTTTTTGAATAGATAATATATTATTTGGTTCTGTATTATTTTCAATAGATATTAACTCCATTAATATCTATCAAGAAAAAATAAATATAAATATATAATATGCTGTATTTAATATTTATAATAACTTGTTTTTTATTAGGAATATATTTTATTATTCATTTTGATAAAATAAATAATACAAACAATATTTTAGAAGGATTTATAGAACCTTCAGATAAAGGTTTTAAATGTCCAAACGTATTGATTCAAAAAGGTGTTAAATATTATTTATACAATTCAAAATTAGCAGAAGTCCCTGGTGTAAATCCAATACAATTTGAACACTTGGAAGATTATGTTGAATTTATGGACTGGCAAAGGAGTCAAGGAATAAGATGTCCTATTTTATATTTACAACATAGTTATAATGCACAAGGTGATGCTGTTTATAAGGTTCGGCCTGATCCGTTGGATGTACAAGGCGGGTTACCACCTGCTCCTCCTATTAATACTACCACTCCTTCTTGTAATAAAACATTAAATATAATAGACTCGAATGATTTTATAGATGTAAGTAATATTACAGAAAAAGATACTGAAAAATTGTTATTTAGTCCAAACGCAATGGATAGTAATTGGGGTGGTGTTCAATATACAGAAAAATTAGTTGAAGCAGGTGTTTATGATGATGATAATGTAGCTATATATATACCCTAGCTGTTTAATTTTCATCTTGTCTCTTTAATTTTCATCTTGTCTCTTTAATTTTCATCTTGTCTCTTTAATTTTCATCTACATATTTCATTATTTTATTTAGGTTTTGTTTTCCAGAACTCATTTTATTTATATTATCAATTGTATTCATTATTTTTTGTGGGGTTAATGAAGCAGGACTTAATGATAATAACTCATTTAACATTAATCCATCTAAATAATCGCTCATATCTATTATTGTATTTTCATAATGTGTTCGATGTTGTTTTATATTCAATTTATCCTTCATATTATGGTGCTCAATTTTTAATTGTTCTGTAAGTTTGCTAGAATTAATTCCATGTCCTGTATTATTTGTATTTTCTTTGGTATCGTTATTTGTCATTCCTTCTATTTGATATTTATATGTCCTAAAAAAGAAAAAAGCAATGATTAATATAATAAATAAAAAAGAAAAAAAATTTATATATTCATTTGACGACATATATATTTATCTTTTTATTTTTTATATGAATAAACATATAAAAAATATATAATAATATGTTATCCAAGAAGTGTTCCTGAATGAGTAATTGTATAACCATTTCTTGGTAACTGGAGCGGATTGCGTGTAGTAAACAAATAGAGTTGTTTTAAAGAAGGTTGTCGTTGAGGAGCACGATACGTATATGCATTACCAATGTTATACACAGTCATCCACGTGTTACCACCCCAAGTACCAGCCTTTTTCACACCACCAACAGAACCTCCACTTTGTGCTGTCCTATTACCAATCGTATTTTCATAACGTGCAGCACCAAATTGACAACCTCTCATATTTAAAGCCATATTATAATATATATAAGATAATAATTTAGATGGTATACTACTTTATATATATTTGTACATCTAATGGAAGAAGTTACTACAACTACATATAACTTTTTGAATCCGTATAACTCCCTAAATAAAGAGATTACATTGAATGATGTTCAATGTATTCTTAAAAAATATGGTGTTCATTATGAAATATTTAATTTTAATTTATTTAAAAGAGCATTTATTCATTCTTCATATACAAAAAAAACTCAATATGAATTATCAGAAAATAATTTATCTTTAGTAGAATGTCCTAAAGATTGTATTCCACTTCATTCAAAATCAAACGAAAGATTAGAATTTTTAGGGGATGGGGTATTAGAACTCGTTACAAAATATTATTTATATAGAAGATTTCCTAAAGAAAATGAAGGGTTTATGACTGAAAAAAAAATAGCCATTATTAAAAATGAAGCAATAGGAAAAATTGCACAAGAAATGGGATTACATAAATGGTTTATTTTATCTAGACAAGCAGAAGAAAAAAATATTAGAAATAATTTAAAAAAATTGGGTTGTTTATTTGAAGCATTTATGGGAGCATTATTCCTAGATGTCAATAAAATAAGTATTAAGGATGAAGAAGGATGGTTTGGAAATATTTTTCATTGTGGTCCAGGATTTCAAATGGCGCAAACATTTATAGAACACATTTTTGAACAACATATTGATTGGGTAGCACTCATTCAAAATGATGACAACTACAAAAATATTCTCCAAGTAAAAATACAAAAAGAATTTAAAGTTACACCTTGTTATGTTGAATTAGAAAATGATTATGAAAATGGATATAAAATGGGAGTATTTCTTTGTATAGGACAATCCATTCATAATATCCCATTAAATCAATACATGCATATAGATGATTTGTCTACTTTTCAACAAATTCACGATTATATAAAAATAAATGGTAAAATATTATTATTTATGGGGTCTTCACAACATAAAATTAAAAAAAAAGCAGAACAAATTGCTTGTAATGAAGTTCTTACTAAATTAAACATTAATTAAATAAAAAACTATAATTTTTTATTTAACAATATATAATACTCTCTATGATTGATGAATTAATAGAAAAATTATCTATAAAACCTATATTAGAAGAACCAATACAAAAACAATTTGAAGTAAAATATTTTACAGATAAAGAAAAGGATATATCCTTCGAAGAATACAAAGAATTCAATATGGATTTATTCAGAGGAAAGTTAATTTCTAATCATTTAGAATTGGTTTCTTCTGATAAAGAAAAAATTTCTTATGAAAAAGAATCATTTGCTGAAGAAAAAGAAAAAGAAGATGAAGAAAAAGAAGAAGAAGAAAAAGTAGAGAAAACTTTAGTCAAATCTAAACAAGTAAAAACACAATTACCAAAAGAAATAGATGAAGAGGTTGATAAGAGACAAATTGCTACTATTGCAAGAAATAAATGGAAAATATATGGCGAAGATATAACAAGCCAATTACCTCCACCCGTTGAATATAAACTTTCTGTATCACCTTTTTTTATGAATAATAGAGAAGTATTTGTTCAATTTATTAATAAGCATTTTAAAGAATATAAAATTAAATTAGGTAAGGGTGAAGATGTAACTTGTGAAAACTTACAAAACGATGAAAATAATTTCTCGGCATTAAATCATCAAAAAATTATTCGTGACTACTTGAATCTTTATACACCTTATCGTGGATTATTAGTTTTTCATTCATTGGGCGCAGGTAAAACTGCCTCTTCAATTGTTGTTGCTGAAGGATTAAAGAATTCTAAACAAGTCTATATCTTAACTCCTGCTTCTCTAGAAAAAAATTATAAAACCGAATTAAAAAAAGCAGGTGATCCTTTATATCGGATAAATCAATGTTGGGAATGGATACCAGTCGACTACGATACAGACCGGAATACAATTGAAACACTCTCTACTATTCTTAACTTACCAATCCCTTATATAGTAGAGAACCACGGTGCTTGGCTTGTCAATACAAATAAAAATTATAATTGTAATCAATTAGGTAAAAAAGAACCATTTATACAAAAAAGTCAAAGCGAAATGGCCAGTTTAAACAAACAAATTGATATGATGATCGACGCAAAATATAAATTTATACATTATAACGGCTTAACAAAACGAAAATTTAATGAATTAACTGATAATTTACAAAAAAATATTTTTAATAATTCAGCAGTTGTCATTGATGAAGCACATAATTTTATAAGTAGAATTGTCAATAAGATTTCTAAAGAAAAAGAAAAACCCACAGACAATTTCTCATTCCATTCCGTGGCATTAAATATGTATCAAATGTTATTATCAGCAAAAAATTGTAAAATCGTATTATTATCTGGTACACCTATAATCAATTATCCTAATGAAATAGGAATTTTATTTAATATTTTGAGAGGGTATATTTATACTTGGAACATACAAATAAAAACATCGAATCCTATTTCCAAAGAAAAATTAGAAAAAATGTTAGTCACTAATTATGGTATCACAGATTATATTGAATTTGATAATTCAAAAAAATTATTAACTATTACTCGAAATCCTTTTGGATTTATAAATAAAATAAGTAGAGAATACAAAGGTGTTTTATTAAATGACGATTATATCAGTGATGACAACTTTGAAAGAATTGTTCGAGGAACATTAAAAAAAGAAAATATTGAAATTACAGCAATTGAAAAAATAAAATTCAAAGCATTACCAGACAAAATAGAAGATTTTGAACGATTATTTGTAAATTATGATAATGGATTAAAATTAACAAATACTCATTTATTTCAGAGAAGAATATTAGGTCTTGCCTCTTATTATAGAAGCGAACAAGAAAAATTATTACCTAGATATAATGTTGAGACAGATTTACACGTTCTTGAAATACCAATGAGTAATTTTCAGTTTGAAAAATACGAATCAGCAAGAGTCAACGAAAGAAAAACAGAAGAAGCAAATAAAAAAAAATCTGGAAAGAAAAAACCAATCAATGATAATGAATTATTTAAAGAACCTACTTCTACATATCGAATCTTTTCTCGACAATTTTGTAACTTTGTTATGCCAAATGAAATCGGAAGACCACTACCTGATATGAAAGAAGATATTGATATTGAAATAAATAATGATAAAGAAGATGAAATTGAAGGAGATGAAATAGTAAATGAAGTTGGAGGTAGAGAATATATTGCAAGAATTCAACGAGCATTAAGAAATCTAAGCGAACATTCTTCTGAATATTTAAATGAAAGAGCATTAGAAAAATATAGTCCTAAATTCTTAAAAATGTTGGAAAATATAAAAAGACACGATAATGTCGGTTTAAATTTGGTTTATAGTCAGTTTCGCACAATGGAAGGTATTGAAATATTTAGACTTGTTCTTCTTCAAAATGGGTTTCGTGAATTTAGAATTAAAAGTTTAGGTCAAGGACAATGGGATTTAGATTTTCCTAGAGAAAATTTTAGTTTGCCTATGTTTGCATTATATACTGGAACAGAAGATTATGAACAAAGAGAAATTATTCGATTAATATTTAATGGTGAATGGGATAAAATCCCTATTTTAATTGCTGATAAATTAAGAGAATATTCTCCAAATAATAATTTGGGTGAAATTATCAAAGTATTAATGATTACCGCTTCGGGATCAGAAGGAATTAATTTGAGAAATACACGATATGTACATTTAATGGAACCTTATTGGCATCCCGTACGATTGGAACAAGTGATTGGAAGAGCAAGAAGAATATGTAGTCATAAAAATTTAGATTATTCTCTACAAACTGTCGAAGCATTTATTTATTTAATGGAATTTACACAAGAACAAATAGATAGAGAAGACAGTAACGAATTAAAAAAGAAAGATTTAAGTAAACGTAAATTCTCTATTTCTGGAACATTAGAATATATTCCTCTTACTAGTGATGAAGCATTATTTGAAATTTCTGAAATAAAAAAAGAATTCAATAACCAAATCAATAAAGCAATTAAGGAAGCATCCATCGATTGTCAATTATATCAAGAAGGTTCTACAGAAAGACTCAACTGTATACGTTTTGGTACATCTTCACCTAATAAATTTTCGTATGTTCCTGATATCAAAAAAGAAGCAAAAGATGAAACCACTAAATTAAATAAAGAAAAAGATGTATTAACAGGATTAGATGAAATTAAATTCAAAGGAAAGGTATTTGTGAGACGACAAATTGGACCAACATATAGAGGAGAAATAATTTATGAATTGTTTGATAAAGATTCCTATTTAAGAGTTAAAGAAGATCCTAGTAATTATTTACAGAAACGATATACATTATTGATAACAAAAACAAAACCAATTATTTTGGAAAATGGAGAAAAAATTCGGTTGGAAAATGGAGAAATATATGAAGTAAATGATATTTAATTATTAATAATGTTATATAATTCAATTAATATTTATTCGATATATATTATTAATACACGTAACAATTATTAAGATATTGTTTACCATTTAATTATATCTAGTTATATATAATTATTAATTTAGGATATAATAATAATTATAATATAATTATAATTTATGACTACAAATACTGGAACCATTCAATTTGGTACACCTACTGGAACAGATCAAACATATGAAATTCTTACTGCAAGTTCATCTAGTGATTTAAATATAACCGCAACTGGAAAACTGACTTTAAAAGCACCTGAAAATATTAATATTGATGGTAGTATTAATCTTTATGATGGTTCCCAAAAATATGGAACGTTTACTAGTGACTCAAATGGTGATTTAACCATACAGTCAGGTAGTGGTATTACTGAAAATATTAATTTGAACGCAAGTCAACATATAAACATTGGGCTTTATACGACCACTAGTACGACCACATATTGTTATTTAGCTCAAGATACAAATCTAATCAATGGTTTAAATGGTGTAAGTATCAATTCGTATGATAGTATTGATGGAACTAATAATACTAATAGTAATGTGACTATTAATGCTGGTTCTACTGGTGGTAATATTTATTTAAATGGTAATGGAACTGTTAACCTTCTAAATGGTACCACCCAATACGGAACGTTTACTAGTAATACACTTGCTGGTACTGGTACCACAAGTGATTTATCCATTACTTCGGGTAATACTTCTGATAATAGTGGAAATATTTTTTTAAACGCTTTAAAAAAAGGAGCAGGAGATATTGCTATCGGGATTGGTATAGGAACAATAGGTAACAATCTAGGAATATTTATCGACGACACTGGTCTCTTGCACCTTGAAAGTAAGAATGGGTATAAAATATCGACCGGTAGTAGTGTCGAATTACAATCAACCAATAGCAATGTCACTATAGACGCATCAACAAACATTACATTAGCTACAGGTGATGATGGTATAATTTTTCGAGGTAATAATAATGGTGGAACGGTTGGATCATTTACATATTTTGCGAGTAATTTTTATATTAATGCTGATAATAACCTTTTTTTAAATACTGGTCCAACAACTAATGGTTTAACTACATCGATAAATTTGCAAAATGATGGTACAACATTTGGAAAGTTTACTGGTAGTTCGACTAGTATGACTTTATACGCATCAGGAGAACTTACTTTAAATGTTACTGGTAATAATGGAAGTGAACATATAAACTTTGCTCTTAATGGTAACACATATTGTTATTTAGCTGAAGTAACAGACGTAAATGGAAATCAAACTGGAGCAAGTATCAATGCGTATAGTACGACGAGTGGATATAGTAATATGAGTATTAGTACATATGGTAATGGTGGAAATATTTATTTAGATGCATCAGGTGGAAGTATTAATCTTTATGATGGTCCCACACAATATGGAAAGTTTACTGGTGACGATAACAATAATTTAACTATTAAACCTGGTAGTGGTAATACTGTTAAAATTGATGGTAATATAACTACTACTGGTAGTATAAGTTCTGGTGGTGATATAAGTGCAAATACTGGATCAATAGGCGGATCATCCATAGTGACTCAAAATACTTTAGTTAATACTTTAAGTAATTTTACTCATCCTATAAGTGCTAGTAGTCTAAAAATAGATAATGTACCATTATATACCAATTTTACTTATGTAGGTATAACGATTGGTCAACATATAAGTATTCAGCCAGGAACATATCTAGGGTGTGTTTACTGTACCGATCTTAATCCAAGTAGTTCTAATGTAAGTGGTGCTACAATACTTTTTTACAATAATAATGGTATTTGCTACGGGTTCGGTGGCAGTGGTAATAGCGTATTTTTTACGAATGCGGGTCCGGGTGGTAATATTGGGGGTGGTAATATTTTAATAATGAATAGGTCTGGAAACAGCTCCGGAAATACTTTTAATATTACATTTATAGTACTTTAACAATAGTAACATTATATTCTAAATAATCAATTCACTCCACACCATTTACATTTCTACAAAGAACTGTAAATACAAACAGTATTATCGAAGAAGCCATTCTTTTTATTTTTAAATATTTTTTTTTATCAGATAATTTATTTAATAAAGCAATTTCTCTACTCTTGCTCAATTCATAGTTTGCTTTCAAAGAATAAATCAATAATAATATATATATATCATTAGTCACATCTTCATTTGTATCCATTTTGACAAAGCATATATTTTGTAGATTTAGTAATATTTCTTGAAAATTCACAGCTTCTTCATTAATAGTTTTCATCATACCATAATAAATAGCATTCGAATGTAATTCTTCTTTTTTACTATTTTCTTCGATTAATTTCACCACCATTTTCTTTTCAACAATTGGCTCACCAACTAAACTGGTATATTTGAGTTTTTCGTGAATAAAATTTTTTTCTGGAAAATCCCATTCTACTTCTCCGTGATCCCATTCATCGTCTATGTAATTTAATTTATTTACTTTGAGTTGTTTTCTTTTAAAAAAACAACAAACATTCCCAAAAAGAAAAATAAATAATAATGAAAACATTTTCATTATTATATAACAATTTTAATTTTTATTAGTATTTAATAATTCAATAATCATATTTAATTTTTTATCGATTTGATTCATTTTTTCTTTGAGAGATAAATCATCCAAAGGCATTTCATCTTTCCAAGAAATATGTTTCTCTTCTAAATTCAAATTGGATTTATCTATTTTGATTTTAATAGACGGTTCCATTTTTTTTTGGATAGATTCTATATCTAACGTTCTTTCAGCAATTGTTTTTGCGATCAATTCTTCCATTTCACTAATAGGTTTATCTATATCTTCATTAAATTTTAATGGTGGTGGAATAACAACTTGATTCATAGAAGAAAATTCTTTTTGTTTTTTATTTAATTCATTATTAAATTGTTCTCTTTTTTTATTTTGTATTTCTTCAAATGTATATAAAGTATCATCCACTATATTATGTTTTTCTAATGGTTCAACATTTGTAGAGATATTCTTTTTAAAATTAGAAATATATGCTTTATTTGTATTGATTAATTGTTCTTTTGTTAATATTTGATTTATATTATTATTTTCATAATATTCTTTCATATTTGAATTAAGTTGTTCTTTAGAAATATTCTTTGTTTTCGAAACAACTTTCCAAATTAATATAATATTATCATTGGATAAAAAATTCATTAATATAATAATTTATTATTATTTAAATTAATATTATATTTAAACAATATGAAGATACTTTTATTTATTTACTACATGTGCTTGTTGCCGATAAGTAAATCAATTAAACCTCATTTGATAAATCATTTTTACAAAGCCAAGTCATTAAATCAACAAAATTATATCAAAGCAATAAACAACGAAGAGGTAAAAATAGTAGCAGGGGTTGGTCCGGCAGGTTGTGGAAAAACATTATTTGCGTGTTTATATGCTATAAATCATCTAAAAATGAATAAAGTAGAGAAAATTATTCTGACAAGACCGATTGTTTCAGTGGAGGAAGACCTCGGGTTTCTTCCTGGGAATATAAATAAGAAAATGGATCCTTGGACAAAACCAATGTTTGATATTTTTTCAGAATTTTACAAGAAGCAAGAGATAGACAATATGGTTCATAATAATGTAATAGAAATTTCTCCATTGGGATTAATGAGAGGAAGAACATTTAAGAATGCTATTGTGATTGCTGATGAGATGCAAAATAGTTTGCCTAGTCAAATGTTTATGTTAACAACACGTATTGGTGAAAATAGCAAAATGATTATTACTGGTGATTTATTACAAAGCGATTTAAAAGTAAAAAATGGATTATATGATTTTATTGAAAAATATAATCATTTTTCTTCAATAAAATCAGTAAATAATATTGATATTATAAAATTTGAAATTTCGGATATAGAAAGAAGTCAAATAGTGAAGACGATTTTAGAAATGTATCATTAAGGTATTTACTGGAATTCAATAGCCTCTTTGATAATAATTTCTCCAACAAATCGTTCATCTTTACCAAACAACTTGGTGATAAGTGAGGCAAGAGTATCAGCAACATTTTTAATTTGTAATCCAAGGTTTTCGTTTGAAGAGTTTAATAATCCATTAAACTCGGCACCGAGGTTAAGCACCTCTTGGCGTATTTTAGCATCCTCTGATTCAAGCTTCGTCTCAACCTCGTTGATTTTCGTTTCAAGCTTCGTCTCAACACCGTCGATTTTTATCTCAAGTCTCATCTCAAGTTCGTCGTTTTTAGCGTCGTGCTTTGCATCAACCCCGTCGATTTTCTGTCCAAGAGCAATATCAGCATCTTGAGAACTCTTTTTATTATCCTCGATCTTTTTCGCGAGATCAGCACGAACTTCTTCAGTCTTTGAGTCGTGCTTTGAGTCAACCTCAGCAATACGCTCAGCCAGCGAACCCTCAGCAGCAATTGCTCGCTTAAGGTCATCATCGCGTTTCTTATCGATAGCATTCTCTGATGAAGTAGCACGCTGTGTCTCAGCCTTAACTGCGTCAGATAACTTAGTCTCAAGATCCTTATCTGCCTTAGCAAAATCTAAACGAATTAATCCATCTTCTTTTATTCTTTCTTCAGTCTCATTACTCAATATATCGGTAATAGTCTTTTCGGCAGTCGTTGCTCTCTCCCGTTCGATGTCAAGTTGTTTTACGTTTTCCACATCAGCTTTATATAAATTTGACAAAGTGGTAGCGATATCACTATCAGCCATATTGTTAATTAACAAACTCACTGCTTTAATTTTATCAAGTAAATCTGTACCGCTAGCACCATCCGTTCCTAGACCAAATGCAGCTTCCACATTATCCATTCTACTGTCTAATTTAACACAACCAATTTGCGGATGATTAACAAGAGCTTCTATAGTAGAAAGTTGACCATCGTGTGTGTTGAGTCTATTACCATGGCTAGTAATGGATGCCTTCACTCCAATAACTTCTTCGTCGAATTTTCTTTCAACACCGTTAAGTTGACTGACATTTACAGCATCCTCGTCAGCCTTACCCTTTGTTAAATTAACGATTTGAAATTTTGCCATATCAAGCTCATGAATATCATTATTGACAGTGATATCAAGCAAGTGCATCGTGTGTGGTTTTACTGTATGAGGATTAGGAGGCATATAATGATTGTATATATTATAAAATATACAAAAATAAAAATTATATTAGTCTAACATTATATAATATTATATAATGTTAAATTATGTTAAATAAAAGATTAATTGAAAAAACAATAGATAATGATAAAGATCCATTACGATATAATATACAAAATGGACATCCGATAATAGAGAAACATGTAACACCATATTATTATTCAAACCCGAGTCAAGCATTTGATGGTGTAATCAATCCATTAGAAAGAAGAATTACAACAAATATATTGTCTTTAGACACAGAATTTAGGGAAAATGTGTTAATAACAAATTCAAACAAGGCAACCTTTCTTTTAAAAAATCCATTATATAATGTAATTAGTATGAGACTAGTTTCATTAGAATTACCTAGAAGATGGAATACGATAACAGATTTCATTGGAAATAATACTATGAAGATTGAATTATATAATATGACAAATTATCCAAATAGTATTCAAACCATAACAATTCCTAACGGTAATTATACAAATAGTGAATTAATATCTACGATAAATAATATTTTTCAAAATACTGGAAATGGATTAGAATATTTAAATTTTAATATAAATTCAACTACAACGAAATCGTATTTTTATGTAAATAACCCGATAATAAATCCAAATACAGATAAATATATATACACATCATCTTCTTCTTATTATTCTCCAACTTTTTATTATGTATTGGATTTTTCTCCAAATTTAGCGGTTCAATGTCAATCAAATAACTATTCAACATTAGGAGTATATTTAGGGTTTAATAAACTTAAATATACAATAAATATATCGGATACGTATACAGATATAATAACACAAGTACCATCGATTCCATATGATGGTTATATTAGTAGTAAATCATCAGCTGGAATTAATATAGATAATTATATATTTATTCATATAGATGATTTTAATAAAAATCATAATTCGAATGGAATTGTTTCACAAACATCTGAATCATTAAATTCACATGGTATTATGGGTAGAATATCATTGCCTACGATTTCGGATAATGTAATTGTAAATAATTTAACTAATTCGAATGCGGTGTTTAAAAAAAGAGATTATTATGGTCAAGTAAGGATACGCCAATTGGAAGTATCTTTATTAAATAAACATGGACATCCATTAGAAATGTTTAATAATAATTATTCATTAGCATTAGAATTTGAAACCTTATATAATCCTTAGAATCAATTCATATAATTCGGGTTTATTAAGTTTAGTATAATCTTCTTCTTTGATTTTTAAAAGAATACAAATATCCAATAAATCTTTTACTTTATAATAACTTATACATCGCAATGGTTTATCTATATTTTCCCACTGAAAATATTCATTCGATTTATATTTCTCTACATCTTCTTTTATGGGTTCTATTTCATATGCGTATTTAAATCGGCCGTGTGGATTTTCTATGGGTGGGTCATATTGATGAATAATATGAATAGGTTCTTCTGGTTTTCCGCTGTGAATTTGGAAACATCTTTTTCTATAAATAAAAATAATATTTATTTTATAACAAACACACAATGCAAAAAATGTTTTATGGCTAATTCTGGAAGTGTTACCTAATTCATTTTCGATATCTTCTTTAATTTTAGTAATTTTATATTGTTTAAGAAGTTGTTTACATTCATCTTTTCTTAGAAAATCGATATATTTATATTTTTCAGTTTGTTCGATTTCAAAATCATTTGTTCCAATCAATTCATATTCAGCGAATCCATTCATAATAATATAAAAAATCCAAAATAGAGTATCATTTTTTCTTGGAACAAATCTTTTTGTTTTTACAACATTTTTTGTTTTACTCGATATATTTTTTTTTGGTGTTTCACTTTTTAAAATATCACTTATAGTGATTGATTTTGGAAACATTTTATGAATTGAATTGATAACCAAATTGTTTGTAGCGATTTGGTTATCTGATACTAAATGATTGTTATCTTCTTTTGTTTCTTGTAAAATATATTTATGAATAATATTTTCAGTAAACATATAGTTACTTAAGACCATCTTATTAATTATAAAGTAAATTTATATCTTTAACTTCTTTATCAGTAAAGAAATTACGCAAGTTATCTTTTTGTGTTTCAAAAAGTTTTAAATTGTTTTCTTGTGTAATTACATAATTAATATAATTTTTTAATTCAATAATTAGCTCATTAGATAATTCAGTTAAATTAATATGAACGCCATAATTATTTTCATTTAATGTAATATTGGGATTTTTATGTAAGATTCGTAATATTTCAACTTGGTTAATTTTTGACATTTTCTCTATATTATCTCTTATCAGTGTTAATTCTATTAGATTAATTTCATTTACTACTTCATCTTTTATTGAATCCATATTTAATAATTTATAAAAACATAAGTTTATATTATAAATACATATATTTATTCATATGATATTATAAAATATGATATTATAAAATATTATATATAATATGGAATATACAAAAAATAAAATACCAAATGATATTCAAGAATTTATCAACAAATTTAAAAATTATATTGACACCAAAATATATTACTATGGTAGTGTTCAAAGATATGACTTTTTTATAGGTAAAAGTGATATTGATTTTTCAGTGTTTACAGATAATACTGAAACTATGATTAATAAGATAAGTCATTATTTACATATTAATAAAAAAAAATTTCATAAAATTGCATGGAATTATAAAAGTAAATTCATAGAAGGGTATAAAGTAATATATTATAATGAGAATCCTAAATGTAGATTAGAAATTACGATTTATGATGAAAAATATAAGGAATATGTATTAGCAGACCATATTATTCCTTTTGAAATGCCTTTTTATATATGTTTTTTATTAATTTTTTTAAAATTATTGTATTATAATTTACAAATGATTCCTATTTCATTTTATACACATTATAAAAAGTTAATCATTAATAGTTTTAAAGGTATTAATACGCATTTTACTTATATAAATAATTAAGTCATAAGAGGATGTTTAAGGTTGTAATTTTTATATTTTTATACAAAAATATAAAGACTGTTTTATATTAATAGAGAATGGCTTTGTTACAAGAGTATTTATCTTTAACGAGACAATATAAAGAACAATATGGAGAAAAAACAATTGTTTTGATGCAAGTCGGAGCATTTTTTGAGGTATATGCGATTCATAATAAAGAAGATAACGATATTATAGGTTCTTCCATAACTGAATTTAGTAAAATATGTGATTTAAACATTGCTGAAAAAAAAATGTGTGTAGATGATAATGATGTGATTATGGCTGGATTTTCACATTATATGATTGATAAATATTTAAAAAAATTACAAGACGCAGGATACACTAGTGTAATATATACACAAGATGAACATAATAAAACAAATCGAAGTTTGGCAGGTATTTATAGTCCTGGAACTTTTTTCTCTACTGACCCATCTAGTATTACTAATAACACAACTTGTATTTGGATTGATGTAATTGATTATTCTAATTCTCCTATTTACAAAAAAATGAATTCTTTTAATAAAAAAATGATTTTTGTTGGAATTTCCAATATTGATATTATTACCGGAAAAACAAATATTTTTGAATTCAAAGAAATTTATTTAAATAGTCCAACAACGTTCGATGATTTGGAACGTTTCATCTCTATATTTATGCCTTCTGAAGTTATTATTATTGGGCAAAATATAACAGATAATGAAATAGATGATATTATACAATATGCCAGTATTGATTGTTTATCTATACACAAAATAAACATTACAAATAAGAATGAATCAAAAAATTATATTCAAGCAATGAATTGTGAAAAACAAGTATATCAAACAGAAATTTTGAATAAATTTTATTCAAAGAAAAATATTATTTTGGAAAACTTTTATGAAAAAGGATATGCTACACAAAGTTTTTGTTATTTATTGGATTTTATTTATCAACATAACCCTTCTCTAGTTAATAAAATATGTGAACCCATTTTTGAAAATTGTAGTGACAAATTAGTATTAGCAAATCATTCTTTGAAGCAATTGAATATTATTCAAGATAAATATAATGGTAAATTTTCATCAGTAGAGAAACTAATCAATCAATGTATTACACCCATGGGTAAACGATTTTTCTCTACTTTATTAGTAAATCCAACAACGAATGTAGAATATTTACAAAAAGAATATAATATAACAGAATATTTAATAGAAAATAGTAGTGAAATAGATTTTATTCGTAATAAAATGTCATCTATAAAAGATTTATCAAAAATAAATCGCCAAATTATTATGAAAAAAATTACTCCTAAAAATTTATTTTATTTGTATAATAATTTGATTATTATCAAAGATATTAGTATCTCAAGAGATCATACTATCAATGAATATACAAGAAGTCATAATATAAATTTAATTGAAGAATATTGTAGAGAAATGATTGAATTTATTGAAAATACATTAGATATTCCATTATGTGAAACAATAGATAATTATTCTCAATTTGAAATAAATTTTATTAAAAAAAATGTGGATGTTCATCTTGATGAACAATATAAATGTTTATTAGAATCAACAGATAAATTAGAAGCTGTTCGATTATTTTTAAATAATAAAATTGCCCGTGTAGAGAAAAAAGAAAAAGGCAATGAATATATTAAAAAACACGAAACAGAAAAGTTATCGATACATTTGCTAGCTACAAAGAGAAGATGTGTATTATTAAAAAATGAGTTGACTTCTTCAAAAGAAAAAAAGATTACGTTATCTTATATCTCTACTTTTTCTGGAAAAGAAGAGAAATTTATCTTTGAAAATAATAATTCTTTTCTTTTTGAACCACAAACAAACACAACTGAATTTATATTACATCCTCAAATAAATGAATTATGTCATAATATTACCACAATAAAAAAACAATTAAAAGAGTTGATTACGAATATTTATATGAAATGTATAGTTGAAAAATTATCAGATCTATTTTCAGAAAAAGTAGAGAAAATTATAGAGTATATAACATATATAGATACAATTTATACAAAGGCATTTATTTCGAAAAAATATCATTATTATAAACCAATAATAGATTCTTCTTCTGAGAAATCATATTTTAATGCAAAAGGAATGAGACATCCTTTGATAGAACATTTACAGACAAATGAAATATATGTAACAAATGATTTAGAGTTGGGATCAACGGAAACAGTTGATGGAGTATTATTATATGGGACAAATGCTGTTGGAAAAACAAGTTTGATAAGAGCGATTGGTATTAATATTATTATGGCGCAAGCAGGGTTGTTTGTCCCTTGTATTCAATTTATATATAAACCATATCAATATATTTTTACGAGAATATTAGGAAATGACAATATATTCAAAGGGCTCTCTACATTTGCTGTAGAAATGTCAGAATTAAGAACAATTTTAAGAATTTGTAATAAAAATAGTTTAGTATTAGGAGATGAATTATGTTCTGGAACAGAAAGTATTTCAGCAAAAAGTATTTTTGTAGCGGGTGTTCAAACCTTAATTTCAAAAAAAAGTAGTTTTATATTTGCTACACATTTACATGAAATAATAGATTATGACGAAATAAATAAATGTGATAAATTAGCGTTAAAACATATGGCTGTCTCTTATGATAGAGAGAATGATAAATTGAGATATGATCGTAAAATAAAAGATGGGCCGGGAAATAATATGTATGGTTTGGAAGTATGTAGATCATTATCATTGCCTCAAGATTTTCTTACATTAGCGGATAATATAAGATTAAAATATAATCCAATCAGTGGTTCTCTACTTTCATTAAAAAAGACAAAATATAATAGTAAAAAAATAAGAAATATGTGTGAAAATTGTGGAAAAAAAATGAGTACAGAAATACATCATTTAGTTGCTCAAAAAAATGCTGATAAAAAAGGGATGATTTATAATGAAGATGGAAGTATTTTTCATAAAAATCATTTGGCGAATTTAATGGCTGTTTGTGAAGAATGTCATTTAAATTTCCATAAATAATATAAAAATCAATTTCTTATGAATTTTAATAGAGAAAACTATGTTGTGTATTTTAGAAGATCAATCGATTCGTGGAGGGAATTTATAATTATAAAATTGATTTAAAAATTAAAGAAATAATATGTGTTAAATTAAAAGATGATTATTCCAATTAAATGTTTTACGTGCGGATTTGTGATTGCTGATAAATATCGTTATTTTACGACGGAAGTACGTAGAAGAAAATTTTCTAATGGAAAAACAACAAATACAGTTTTATATTTAACACAAGAATTTACTGAAAAAACAATTGAAGGACACTTATTAGACGAATTAAATATTCATAGAATGTGTTGTAGAAGGCATTTCTTAACACATGTTGATATAGAATAATATTATATAATAATATGGGTAAAAGAAGAACATATAAGAAAAAAAGAAGTTTAAGAGGAGGTTTAAAAACATTTGTGGGTGATGCATTAAATTATTCTAATTTTTCTACGTATCCGGGTGTAACAAATCACGGAGGAAATCATTATGCGTTGAATCAATATCCAACGGATCCATATACAGGAAACATAACGGATGAAAGTGCCTTTTCTATTTTTCCTAATTCATATACCAATGGATTAAGAGGTGGTTTTGTTTATAATAAATCGTCAAATAAAAAATATTCAAAAAATTACAAAACTTATCGTAAAAGTAAAAGTCGTTCGATGAATGCTCGGAGAAGTAAACATATAAAACGAGGTGGGTTAGGACCATTATTAAATGATGCAATTATGGGTTCAAGACTAATAAGAAATGATATTGGAAATGTTTATAATACAATGGCCGGATATCCGCAATCAGTATCACCGTTACCTTATAAAGATCAACTAGTTTCTTCCAGATAATATTTAGGAATCTAATCTTAATATTATGATTCATATAATTTTTTATTTCTCTTTTATTAATATATGGCTCCAAGTTTTTTAAGTAATTTGTGTCCACCAGCAATGTTTTATTTTATTATTTCAGCAGTAGCATTATTGATGGTTATTTTCCAAAATATTGGAAATCAAAATTTATTATGTATTGGAAATTATAATTCGCGCGTTCCAAATACTTTGCTAATAATTATAATTAAGGCATTATGTATTTTATTTTGGACTTGGGTTCTTAATATTATTTGCAAAGCAGGTCATAGAGGTGTTTCATGGTTTTTAGTGTTATTACCATTTATAGTTACATTCTTTATGATGTGGATTGTATTAGCAGGACGTTAAACAAGTGTTTGTTCAGAAATTATATATTAAATAGAATCATTTAATATATAACTATTAAAAATGATAGAAACTAGAGAAAAAAAGAGTTCTTTAAAAGAAAAAGATATTGTAAATGATATTTCTTGGAAAATTATCGATAAATATTTTACAGAAAATCCAAATAATTTAGTAAAACATCATTTGGATTCTTTCAATGATTTTTTTGAAAATGGATTATTTAATATTTTTCGAGAGAATAATCCATTAAAATTTGTAAATGAAAATAGCAAAATAAATATTTATTTAGGAGGAAAAGATGGAAATTTAATTTATATAGGAAAACCTATTATTTTTGACGAAACTAGTAATCGTTCTAAACATTATATGTATCCAAATGATGCACGATTAAGAAATATGACTTATGCTGTCTCTATTCATTATGATATTTATATTGAATATTTTATTAATGATGAAATAATCAAAAAGGATACAAAACAACAAATTTATTTAGGACGATTTCCAATTATGTTACAATCAAAATTGTGTATATTAAATGGACTACCCCCTACGGTTCGTTATAATATGGGAGAATGTAGAAATGATTATGGTGGTTATTTTATTATTGATGGAAAAGAAAAATCCATCATTCCTCAAGAAAAATTTGCTGATAATATGATGTATATTAAAAAAAATAAAGCAGATGATACATACAGTTATTCGGTCGATATTCGTTCGGTAAGTGATGATTCATCAAAACCTATAAGAACTTTCTCTATTCGTATTGTTGCACCTTCACCTACATACACAAATAATCAAATTGTTGTATTTATTCCAAATGTTAAAAAACCTGTTCCTTTATTTATTTTAATGAGAGCATTAGGTGTATTATCTGATAAAGATATTATTCAACATTGTTTGTTGGATATGGAAAAAAATAGTTCTTATATGGATTTATTTATTCCATCTATACACGACGCGGGAAAGATATTTACACAAAATGCTGCGTTGGAATATATTTCTGTCTTAACAAAAAGAAAAACAACAAATGGTGTTTTATATATTTTAATGGATATGTTGTTAACCCATTTAGGTGAAAATAATTTTATAGATAAAGCTTATTTTATTGGATATATGGTTTTTAAATTATTAAAAGTATTTATTGGTGTAAATAAAGCAACAGATAGAGATAATTATAAATTCAAGAGAGTAGAATTATCTGGTGAGTTATTAAGTGAATTATTTAGAGAATATTATCTTATTCAAAATAGAGCCATTGTCTTAAAAATAGAGAATGAATTTCATTATCATAAAGGAGAATACAAAGAAGAAAATATAATTAATCTAATTGATAAAAATTATTACACTTTCTTTAAAGAAAGAATTGTTGAGACTGGATTTAGAAAAGCGTTTAAAGGAAATTGGGGTGCTCAAACACATACAAAAAGAATCGGTATATCACAAGATTTAAATCGATTATCTTATTTCACATTTATTTCACAATTAAGAAAAATTGTATTACCTCTAGATACTACTTCAAAGGTTGTTGGACCACGATTATTAAATTCTTCTCAATGGGGATATTTAGATCCAATCGATACACCTGATGGAGCAAATATTGGATTACATAATCATTTATCTATTACTTCTTTTATTACTAGTAAAATACCGAATAAAAAATTGATTGAATGGATTTTTGTAAATTACAAGTCTATTTTTTCTCTACAAGAATGTAGTTTTGATTTGTTATCAAATGGAACAAAACTATTTGTAAATGGTCAATGGATAGGTGTACTCAATGATTCACCTATTTATTTTATTGAAAAGTTTAAATTATATAGAAGAAATGGAATTCTTCCCATTTATATTAGTATTTCTTTTAATTATGAAAATAATGAAATTTTTATTTTTAGTGATGCAGGAAGATTAATGCGTCCTATTTATTATATCGATAATGAAAATCCTAGTTATAAAATAGATATAGATTGGGACACAATTACATGGACAGAAATTATTAGCGGGTTTGGAAAAAAACCCGAAAAATATAATTTTTTTAAAATATATGAATTAAGTGAATTATATCCGAATGTGACAGAAGAAAAATTAATCCAAAATAAAAGTATTATTGATTATATAGACACTTCTGAAGAAGAATGTTTATTAATTGCAAATAATATTGATGAGTTTTCTGCAACAACAAAATCCAAGTATTATACTAATATAGAAATTTTACCTTCTCTAATTCTAGGTGTTATGGGAAATATGATTATTTTTCCTTCTAACAATCCAGTCACACGTAATTCTTTTTCTTGTGGACAGAGTAAACAAGCGGTTTCTCTATTTAATACAAATTATCAAGTAAGAATGGATAAAATGAGTGTTGTATTGAATAATGGTCAGATTCCTTTAGTCAAATCAAAATATTTAAAATATGTAAATAATGAAGAACAACCGTATGGTGTAAATACAATTGTAGCAATTATGTCTTTTTCTGGTTATAATGTTGAAGATGCTATTTTAATTAATGAAGGTTCTATAAAAAGAGGATTATTTTCAACCACTTATTATACTACCTATGAAGCAAAAGAAGAGAGCGCAAAAGTTGGATTATCTGAGACTACTTCTGTTTTTGCCGATGTAATGAATTCTAATTCAATTATTAAAGGTATTAAACCTGAATATGATTATAATTATATAGATGAAAATGGGTTGGTGAAAGAAAATACGGAATTAAATGAGAGAATAGTTGTAATAGGTCGATATACATTTAATTCAGAAAATCCAGATGAAAAATATGATTCTTCTGTTTATACGAAAAAAGAACAATTGGGAATTGTAGATAAAAGTATTATTACAGAGGGTGAAGAAGGGTTTCGTATTGCTAAAGTTAGAATTAGAGAAGAAAGAACACCATCGCTTGGAGATAAAATGGCGAGTCGTGCAGGTCAAAAAGGTACGATTGGTTTAATTATACCCGAACAAGATATGCCTTTTACTAAAGATGGCATTCGACCTGATATCATTATTAATCCTCACGCTTTACCAAGTCGTATGACAATTGGTCAATTAGTAGAGACGATTCTAGGAAAAGTATGTTTATCATATGGAGAATTTGGTGATTGTACTGCTTTCGAAACTAAAGGTCCTCACACAGAATTATTTGGTAAATTATTGGTAAATGCAGGATTTCATTCTTCTGGAAATGAAATATTATATAATGGATATACTGGAGAACAATTATATTCTAGCATTTACATCGGTCCAACATATTATATGAGATTAAAACACATGGTAAAGGATAAAATCAATTATAGAGCAAGAGGGCCAAATAATCAGTTAACTAGACAACCTGTTCAAGGAAGGGCAAATGATGGTGGGTTAAGAATTGGAGAAATGGAACGGGATGGATTATTAGCACACGGAGCAACTGCTTTTTTAAATGAATCATTTATGGTTCGAGGTGATGAATATTATATAGCGATTTGTAATAAAACAGGTTGTATTGCAATATATAATAAAAGTCTGAATTTATTTTTGAGTCCATTTGCTGATGGTCCTATTACATTTTCAAAATCAAAAGTTACAGATAAACAAGATAACATATTAAATATTGATAATGTAAGTAGATTTGGAAGATCATTTAGTATTTTACGAATTCCCTATTCATTTAAATTATTGATTCAAGAATTAGAAGTAATGAATATTCAAATGAAAATTATTACAGATGATAATATAGACCAATTATTGAGTATGAGTTATTCTAATAATATACAATTATTACTTCAAAATGAAAATGAAAATATCAAGACATTAGTGAATAGTTATAAATATAAATTAACAAATATGATTCAGAATCCAAATAATAAACCTTCTAAATTTATTAGTAACTCACTAACTGATATGATTGCACACGATATGAAACAACAAATCATAAGTAGTTATGATGATGCTGTATCAATTGGTATTCGATGTTTAGAATATATTAAAAAAAATAGAGGAAATGTAAATCCATTTACAGATAAAACATTTGTTCATTATCATTTTAATCCACAAATAGAAAAAAGTAGAGAAATATTTTCAATGAATGTATCTTCACTTGAAAATACAATGAGATATATTTTTGAAATATTACATCATACTTGTTATTTTCTTTGTGTTTATGGAGGAGATAAAAAACATTGTTTATATAAACTTGTAAGTGGTTCTACTTCATCGATTATAGGAAAAGAATTTGATAAAACATTTTCTCAAAAAGTAGAGAAAAATAGATTCGAACAAAATCCTGAGATTAAATTATCTAGTCGACAAATTGGAGATATAAATTATTTTTTACAAAATCAATACCGTGTGATGAATTGTATTTTAAAACCATTTAATAAAAAAGAAGAAGATTTCTCTAAAGAATATGAAGTATTTTTTAATAATCCAAATATGAATTTACCTAGCGGTATTTATATATTAAATTTAAATGACAGTTTTATTATAGAAAAAAATTATTTATTTCCTTGGAATGTTTTTGAAAGACCAACTCCTTTGTCTCGTTTTGGTATATCTTCAAAATTTATTCCTATTTTTAGTATATCTGGACAAGAGAATTATTTAGATATCCCTGTTCCTAATTATGATGATATTAAATTGTATTTATTAGAAGGTTCAATGAAATTTTTTGATTGGGCTGTAAAACAAGATGCTGTTGTTTTTAGAGGTGGTCCTACAGGTTGTGGATATACAACATCTACGAATCAAAGATTAATGTTGGCGAATTTAGTCCAAAATCCTCCTCAAGATTTTGATAGAGAAATATTAAAATTATTAAATATTGGTATTGTAACAAATAGTGGTAAAAAAAATGAATCTATTAATAGTAATACAATAAAAAATGATCCAAAATATAGAATTGGTGTAATGAATACAAATCTTATTTCAGAAGAAAAGATGTCTATGGAAGAACAAAGTCGTTATAAATATATTATTCACGTAGATGGAAATGTGAATGCTTATCGTTTATTAACTTCTTTTATGACTGGTTCTTTAATATTACGTGTAAAAAGTAATTTTACTTCTTGGTTTGACCATTTAATTCAACCATTTGATTATTTAAAAAGAATTGAAGATGAACCGATAAAAGGTAATTTTATTTGGATAAACGAAGATTTATCCAACTTAGAGCAAGTGATTCGATGGTGTCAAGATAATGACCAAATTTGTAAACAAATCGCATTAAATTCTCTACATTTTTGTCAAAAAATATCAAAAAAAGAGTTTATAATAGAATATACAGAAATGGTATTTTGGTCTACAGTAGAGAATAATTTAATTCCTTTTAATAAATCTTCATCTAAAATGTCTTTTCCTTCTTTTAAAGGCGATTCTTCAGCAGAAGAAGATCTATATTCTACTTCAAAAATATATTTTCCAAATCTAGACGATTATTCACCTCGTTCCCCTGATTATCCGCCTTCTGATTATTCACCTCATTCCCCTAATTATCCACCTCCAGAAGATACACCATCTGAATATTCACCTCATACACCTGAAGGATCACCACCATCTGAATATTCACCTCATACACCTGAAGGATCACCACCATTTGAATATTCACCTCATACGCCTGATTATCCACCATCTATACAAGATCAATTATCTCAAATAACAGAAAAAATAAACGTAATAGAAAATGTTGTGAAAAAAGAAAAGAGAGAATTAGAAGAAGGAGAAATAGAAGAAGAAGAAGAAGAACAAATAGGAGGAAATAAAAATATATTAGAAGTAGAGAATGATATTAAAATAAATAAAAGTGAATTAAATAATGATACAAATACGAAAACAATAAAGATATAATTATATTATAAAATTGAAGTAATATTGAATTAAAATAAATATAATATATTAATTCAATATGTCAAATTCTCAAGTTTCAAGTAGTTATATTTCATCGGTTTATAAATCGAGGAAAACATTATTGCAACTAATGAAGTTACAAGGATATAATGTCGAAGATTATGAAAATTTTAGCATTAGTGAAATAAGCATTATGTCTTCTAATAAACAGTTGGATATTTTCTTGGAAAAAAAGTCAAGTGATGAATTTACAACGAGTTCAAATAAAATTTATATTTGTTATAATTATTATTCTCAATTTAATACAAAAAATATTAATGATACAGTAAAAGATTTATACGAAGGAGATGAACCAAAACTAGGGAGTGATGATACACTATTATTTATTACTAAAGAAGACCCGAATGAAACAATTGTAAATAGTTTAGTTCATATATGGGAGATGACACATAAATTTGTAACTGTAATTAGCATTAAGAGATTACAATTTAATATATTGGAACATTCGTTAGTTCCTCCTCATAGAGTTTTATCAAAAGAAGAAACAGCAAGTGTAATGAAAAAATATAATATAGATGAATTATCCCAATTTCCAGAGATTTCAAGATTTGACCCAGTTGCTTTAGTGATTGGAATAAAGCCAACCGAAATATGTGAAATAAAAAGACCAAGTAAAACGAGTATAAATGCTAATTATTATAGAATTTGTGTATAATATATATGGTAAATGAACAAGGCTTATCACACGTAGATTTTATGAATTATGGGTCGTTTGTATCTGATGATATTTTTTCTTATTTAGGTGAAACAAAATTAAATAATAGAGAATATGTAAATAAAATCTACGAAAAAATCGATGAAACAAATAGAAAATTTGCTGGAAGTTTGAAAGAATATGTTGAATCTTATATTAATTATTTATTAAATCCTTCGAGTACATACTGGGTTACTTATCAAGCGAATCAAGCTACAGCTGTTTTTAATAAGGATAATTTAACAAAAATATCATATTCTATTCAAAGTGATACAGCAAAATTAGCATCTCAAACATCTGAAAAGAAAAATAGAATTAATAATGAAGAAAAAACCTATAAATCATTATTAAAAAAAATAAATAATATAAATAGTGTAGATAATAGTTCTTCTTTATTAATAGATGAAAGTACTGAAATGTATAAATCACAATACATAGATAATAGCATATTAATTTTTGGAATACTAGTACTTTTAGTAGTATTGTATAAATTATACAAGTAATTACAGTTGTATAAATAAAATTACATTTGTATAAATAATATATAAAAAATTATATATTATTAAATAATGTTTCAGTTATTTAGAATTAATAAAAGAATACAAATAAATCATATTTCTTTTACAAAAAAAAATTTTTTACCAAAAAATATGAAACCTTTTTCTTATAAAAAAGAATTTTCTCCGTTATCATTTCAAGTAAATAGTAATATATTAAATAATTATTTTTGTAAATCAGAAAAACCAAGTATTATTACTTTTTTTTACCTGATTTTAGGAATCACTGTTGGATCGTTTATATATTATATTAAATTATAGTATGACTACACACTCATCTAATTTGATGAAATTAGATATACTTGATAAAGAATTTACATTATTATTAGAACAATATAAACAGAGCTCGAAAGATTATTTTTTGTATAATAATACAAATGTGACTCAATATACTTCTCTACAAGATAGAACAATTGTTGGTGGGAATACAGTTTTATATGAAACAAAGCCTACATTGGAAAGTTGTCAGGCTTTATGTAGCGCAAATCAAAATTGTGATGGTGCCATTTATGATAATGATAACGAAACTTGTGTTATTAAATCAGGTGATATAAATGTAAATAATATTGGTAATGATTCGATTTATAGCATTGTTTCAGAAAAAATGAATTTGTTAATAAAATTAAAAAATATCAATGAAAAGCTTTATAGTGTTTTAAATCGTTCATCACTTTTAGTAAAAGAAATGAATCCAAGTACGGAATTACAAACAAATGAACTTTTTATAGAAACAGAGAAATTAAAAATAAAATACAATTTATTACAACATAATAAAGAAGAATTAGATAAACTTATTTTCAAAAATGATACTTTGGAAAATGAATATGATGTAACTACTCTTATGGTGAATCAATCAAATTTATCTTATATTTTTTGGTCAATAGGTGCATTAATCATAATTATATTTGCAATCCGTTTATTTTATATGTAATAATATTAAATAATAATGTTTTGATCTTATTATTTAATCTCATTATATAATAATTATGTTTAATTTTTCAGATATTTCAGATATTAGAAATGTTTCAGATAATTATACAGAAAATGTAATCTATAAACAAAATAAAGAATTTTTAAAAAAACAACATAAAATTTTGAATGAAGGTTTTCAACCAAATCAAACTAAAGGAACATCTTCTTTTCGTGACCCATCTGTATTAATGAATAATTTTGCATATACAGAACCATCTGAACAAACTGTAAGAAATACAATTAATGAATCAAATAAACAAACACAAGGAACGATCGGTTTGGTAAATCAAGCTGCTTATGTAAAGGATCCATCTGTAGCTGAAATTAGTAAACAATTTACGAATCAATATACTGATTATTCACAAGTAAATGATTCTATTTTGAAAAATGCAAAAGATTATATAGATAAAGGTGATAGTACAGATATAAATGTTTATGTCAATAGCTTGTCGAATGATAATACTACAGAATTCATTAACTTGTATAATAATAATCCAAATAATAATCCAAATGTATTAAAATATGACAATATGTATATAGATACGTGTAGAGATCTAGCGAGAATAAAAGGTTATAATAATTTTTCAGTGGGTTATACCAACGAATATAATCAATCACAATGTAAAATTGCTAAAGATATTTCCAACTTAACTAGTTCTGGAATATATATACCGAATTGTAAAATAGGAAAAGATGGAAAAACATATGGTGGTGGTTGGGGAAATGCAATTTATGAAAATGATGGTAATGTTTCAAAGTATATTGGTTGTTATAAAGATGCACAAAATAGAGCAATGATATCTGCTGGTACTGAAGAACACAATAATCCTGTTTATGCAATAGGTAATGATGGTTGTGCTCCTTGGGGTTCGAGTAATGGTGGGTTTCCCAATTCGGATGCTCAATGGATATGGTATACAGAAAATGCTGGGGCTGGTGCTCCCGTAAATACAGGAAATCCAGTGACACTTAGAGGTACACTTAATGTTACGACAGATAGTATAATATTTTGTGAAGTTTTTTGCAGAGCAGATGATATTTGTAATATAATAGTAAATGGAAATAATAAAAATCAGTCATTAATAAAAGATGGAAATACAGATTCACGAAAATTAATTTGTGATCCCGAAGAAATGATAGTTAGATATCCAGGTAATGGAAAAACAGGATATATTGTTGCTTTTTTTCCAGGGAAAAATATTGTGGATCTTCATGTGGTGAATACTGGAGGTCCTGCAGGAGTCATCGTATGTTTTATTCAAGAAAATAATACAAGTATTGAAAATAATTCTATTAAAATATCATCTGCTAGTACTGGAACAGATGTATTTATGTGTACAGGTGGAAGTTTTATGAGTAATTGGTCATATATAACAAATAAGAATAATGCTGTTACACCATTTAGTCAATCCTTTTCAGTAGAGACCTGTGGAAAATATGCATATGATAATGGTTTTCAATATTTTGCTGTACAAAATATGTTAAACAACAATCCAAATTCTGCTCAATGTTTTCTTAGTAATGATTTAAATGCTTCTACAAAATACGGACCATGGGATGGAAGTAAAACATATCAAGGAAATACATTAGGTGTTGGTCCCGTATCAGCTGTATATAGTTTTAATTCACCTGGTAATTATAATAATTTGGGAAAAGTTGGATATATGAATGAAAATAACGAATTATTAGAATATCCGTCTTCTATGTTACAACAAGGAACCAGCACTAGTTACACTTCATTATTAAATGTAGATAGTCCGGGTAATGATATTGCTAATTTTACTTTAAATAAACCAGATTGTGAACAAAAATGTAATGAGAATACGGATTGTTATGGTTATGTATATGTAAATGATTCAAACCAATGTTGGATAAAAAATAAAAATATGTTTAGTTATATGAATAAAGATGGTCCTCTTACACCATATAATGGACTTGAATTAAATATCAAAGATGTTCAAGTGTTAAATAATAATAGTTGTCCAAAAAAAATAAAAAATATCAATAGTTTGGAATGGGATAGTTTTAATAAATCACAAGAAGTAATGAATATGGATACCACATGTAGATTAGGAAAAATAAATAATCAATTAATAACAGAAAGAGATGAAAAGGAAACAGGATTGAATTGGGTAATGAATCAATTATCGAAAGGATTAAGTTCTTTTATGACTACAAATAAAACAATGACACAACAAATGGGAGTAGAACATAATATAATGAAGGAAAATACATCACTTTATAATGTATTATATGATAAATATAAACAAATTACAAATGTGGATAATAGTAATATTAATAATATATTAGAAAATAGTCAAATAATAATTAACCAATCGAGATATTTTTATATATTATGGGTTGTTTTAGCAATTGCAATTATAATTGCTTTAATAATGTTAATACGAAGAATTACAAATACATAATATGACATTTAATTCTTTAATATTATCTTTAATTATACTAATGAATACAAATTATAAAAAAAAAGATACAAAATGTTTAAACGCCACAGATAATGAAAATTGGTGGGCATCAGTTGATACACAATGTAGTTCATTAGAAGGAAATAATTATATTTCTAAAAATATTGAATCTTTTGATAATTTTGGAAAACAATATGAAGAAATGACTTTGGCTCATTTAAATGATATATCTCATATACAAGAATTAGAAAAAACTCTTTATGATAAATTAAATATTGAAACATTATCAAATAGTGATAAAAAATTAATAATGGGTGAATTATTACAACTTTCCACTATAAAAGGTAATTTGTATAATACAATGAATAATTTATATGATACTTATAAAAATCAAGTTGGAACAACAACACAAGCAGTATCTGATCAATTAATGACTATACAACTTGTAGAGAATGAATTAACTGAATTATCTCATAGAATGCAAAAATTATATGATGATAATAATTCGAAAATAAGATTAATCGAAATCAATAGATATTATGGAGAAAAATATGATAACCATTCTGGATTTATGAAATATCTTATTATATTTACTATTTTTTATATTTTATTATATTCATTGAAAAAATATTATTTAATAAAAGATAATGTGTATTCAATTTTACTTTTTATACTCATATTTATTGGTATTATTGTATTAGGACGATATTTTTATAGGATGATATTTAGAAATAATATGGAATATAACGAATATCAATTCCCATTAGCAAATGTATTGGGAACAAAATTAGCGTCTTCATCTAATAGTTCAGACCCATGGATAAATGCAAATCTTCCAATGAATTGCCCAACACCCAATGATCCTTCAGAACCTACATATACAGCAACACCCTAACCTTCTGTAACCGGTGGTAGTACTACAACTAATAAAACACAAATTGTGTGGAGAGATAATGGATCAGTTAGTTGTGATAGATACTGTGGAATGAAGCAAAATGTATAAATACATATGGTTAGGCAGAACAAAGTATATGTTATAATACATTTTCAACTGTAGATCCTTTTTCTGGAGAATATAAACCCGGAGGTTGTGAATGTGAGAGCACAGGTACTGGTTGGAACTAATTATAAATGTATACGATAATAATACATAATATAATATATTTTATTATTATATTATGCGTCATAAACAACGTTGTCCAAACCCTCCTGTAAATGCTCAAATGTATGAAGTTATTGATAAAATAAATACAATTTTAAATAAAACAGATAATTTTTTATCAACGTGTCAAGTCGGACAACCTTGTTATATAAAAGAATTAGAAGATGTATATAATAAAGCAAAAGCTGATTCATTATCTTGCCAAGATAATGTATCAATCGCTCGAAAAAATTATATTATAGCCAAAGATGGAGAAAATGAAATGGATAGAATTACAAAAGAAGAAGCATATCAAAAAGCACACGACGAAGTATTAAAATTAATAGAAGAATACATTGATATACTTAGAATGGTATATACACAAACAGACGCATTAGGTACTGCTGAAGAAGGCTCTAGTTATATAGATGGTGTATTAATACAAACAATCGCAAACAATGCATTATCCGAACAACACGTGAAAAAATCATTAAATGAAATTTTAACAAATGACAGAAAAAGTTATTATGAACAAGATAAATATACTAATTTAAAATGGTGGAATCGTATTTGGTTTTGGAGTTATTTATTTTTATGGATTATTTTTTCTCTATTATTGTTCTTAACAAATAATAGTTATTCTTATTTATCAGTGATGTCAAAAGTTGGATTCATCCTTTTATTTCTTATTTATATGTTTATTGCCAAATATATTGTTTTAATTATTATTTCATTTATTGTTTTTTGTATAACATTATTTCCAAAAAATGTTTATTTACAAATGTAGAGAAGTTATACCCGTTCAATAAAATCCATATCTCGACCATCATCATATATAGTTAAATCACCAATCTTGTTTAAACCATCAAAACTAGGTATAGGCAATGATAAAATAGTATCTTTAATAAAATGAAAGGCGTCTGTTACATTATGTATTTTCGTTGGCAATCCACTTGTTAGTAATTCAGGGGTTCCATAACTTTTCTTATATTTTGTTTTGTTTAATAAAAATGATAATGGTTTATCTATTTCTGAAGAAAATTTTATTTTTGGTAAAAATCTTAATATATCTTTTAATAATCTTAAATCGTGAGAATTATTATTTCTTAATGTATTAATGTAATGATTATGTTTTATAGTTGCCTCATTTGTGTAGAAAAAACTATATCCACTTTTATTTCCACATACTTCTCTTTTATTATTACATTCTATTATATTACATATTTTTGTATATATTTCACTTGTGTCAAACTCTAATCCACGAAAATAACATCTCCCATAATCTATTATTTTTACTATATATCTAGATTTAAATGTAATTATTTCTCCATTGTAATGATAATGATAATCGATATATCCGTCTTCTATAGGTTCATAAAGTAATATATTATTTGCATGTAAATCGTAATGAGTAAAGACATTTTTTAAAACATTTAATGTATAGTATACTTGAAATAATATAGCAAACAATTCATTGATTATAAAATGTTTCAACAAAGGTGTTGATAAACTTTGAATTTTAGAAAAAAGTGTGATTGGTTTGGATACATTTTCTAATAACAAGAAAATTTTACTAGGGTTTATACAAGAAAGACGAATACCATTATCAATATTTGCACTATTTAAATTTAGTATACGTTGTGTTTTTAATGTAGCTAAATCGTCACTATTAACAAATCCATATGTTTGAAGAAAAGAAGGATATTTTTTATATACATTGTTTATAAAAAAACGTCCGACAATATATTCATACATTAAACTATCTGCTGATGCTTTTATTATTTTTTTAAGTACGGCATATGATTTATATTGTTCTCTTTCATAATCGATCTTCACAATCATTCCGTTTGCTCCATTATTTAAAACAGTATAATTGTTCATATAATCAAAATTATCAAAGAATTGAAAAAAATCATTAATCTTTTTCGATTCTTTTCCAAACGCAATACAAACGCCAGAATCAGAACATACAATTTTCAAATAATTAGCTCTAATTTTTTCTCTATTTTTATAGAGAAACCTACCAATTGTATTTTTTGCCTTATTTACTTTTTCTATTTGTTTGCTTCGCATTTGTTTTTTTTCGCTTATACTTCGAGAACTTTTTCTACTTGTATTTTGTCTACTTTCACGTTTTTTAGTAATGACTTTTGTTATAAACCGACGAATCGTATTTTTTGCCTTATCTACTTTTTCTACATTTTTTTTTCCAGAAATACGACAATATTGTCTTTTTTCTGTGTCTACATATTTACACGGCTGAAAACAATTATTTTTTGCTAATCCTTTACATTGACTAGGTTTATTTTTACTTGTAATTGTATTCTTTCGACAATATTTTCTTTTTGAACCATTTATATATTTACAATTAGGAAGCAAACAATTTTCTTCCGATAATCCTTTACAGTTCATATAATATTAATATAAAAAATAATAATATTATATAATATTTTATTGAGTTATTAAATAGCATTCAATGCTTTTACATCTATTATTGCGTTTTGAGATAAATCATCATCATCTTCTTCTATTTTAGAACCCTCGTTTTCTCGAATCAATATCAATCCCGTCCATCCATTTACATCAGTACTTATTCTTCCAAACTTGTTAATAATATATTCTTTAATTTCATTAATTTTTGGTAATTTTTCTTTTGGTGCATGAAGATTATACCATAATTTAAATTCTTCGTGAATATCCGACATTTTAAGAACTGAACGTTTTTCTCCATCCTTTTCTCTCTTAATCTTATCCAATACGAAACTAGCAATATAATCAGATTCGCGACGATATTGATCGGTTCTATTTTTAACCACGATACAATTAGATACTTCACCTCTTTTATTAAACGCTCTTTTCACAAGCATTCCAGAAAAGATAGATATCCATTTTTTCATATTTTCTTTAAGATTTTTATTTTTAGGAAACAAATGTTTGTATTCTTTTCTTCCTCTATAATCTCTTTCTTCTTCGGGTTCATAAAACTTGGATTCAAAATCACATACTCGAATTCTTCGCCAAGTTCCATCATCGTGACTAGTCACTTCAAATAATGTATTTGTACAAACAACCAAATGAAACTGAATTGAAAATGTTTCACTTTCACAATATAGTGACCGAGCAGAAATACTTGCGTCTCCTGTCAATTGTTTCATTATACCTTCATTAATTTTATCTCCCTTTTTCGGTTCAGCCATTACAGCATAACGAATACCTTTAAGTTGCATAATTTCAGAAGAAGTTCCACCAATAGCTGGTCTTTTATCTGTAATAATAGAAACAGGAACACTTCCGGCATATTCTCCCAAAGTCATAAACATTAAATCAGTCAACATTGATTTTCCGTTACTACCTCTTCCGTGATAAATATGAAATGTTTGATTTTGGTTGATACCAATGAGTACTGAAGATAAATGATCCCACATATAATTATTTAATGATGGATCCGGAAATAATTCTTGCATAAATGTAGTGATTTCTCTTGCAATATCTTGATCACAATGTTCATTGAATTCTTCATAATCAATATTTGTTGATTTTGTAATATAATCAGTAGGAAGACCATTTCTAAATACTTTTTCATTCAAATCAACCACACCATTTTTAAAACAAATCAACCATCGATTTGAATCCATATTCTTCAAAAATTCAGGATCATAAAATATTTCAGCGGCTTCTCTCATAATATTATTTTTATCTGATGTAGTTTTCATCATATTAATAACGTGTTGAATTTTATTAATTTTTTTCTTTAATGGAATAAGTCTTACATCAGCCAAGTCCATAGCCATTGATTCAGAAGATAATTTATCCAACTTTTTTTTATAAATGGCATACATATCAGTAGAAATAGCTTTTCGAAGTCCATTTCCTTTATCTAATTCCCATCTATGATTTTTAAATACATACCAAGTTTTATTCGTAATACAACTACAAATATATTTATCCTTAAATATTTGAAACAATACTTTTGCCAAATCAAAATCCGTAGGTTGTTCTATCGTATAATCAATATAATGTTCTTCACAAATATCTCTCTTTACTTTTTCATATAATTCTTTTGAATTTTCTTTTGCCCAATAAATCAATGAACGATTTGTTACTCCATTATCTTTTGATTTAATATATTTATTCCATCTTTCATATAATTGTGGAATAGTTGAATAATCAAAATCAGTAGCCTTACTTCTTAACATTACCCACGACAAGAATAATCTTTCATCTGTATGTTTTAATGCAAGAGCAACTTGCGTATTTAACACGTGAGACCCAGGTTCATAAAATTTTGCTGGTAATATTTGAGTGTAAGCGTGTGTTTCTCTTATATTATAGTCTTCAACAGTTAAATTTTTCATAATATTATCGACTGCTTTACACAAAATATCATAATTATGAATATTTTCAAGATGAATAATTTCTGTTTCATCAACTGTATTATTTACTACTTTAATTGAACTCTTTGATTTATTATTTGTTTTTTTTGATTTTTTATCTTCAAGCAATTTAAGAAAATCTTCTTTATAATCAAATTTTTGATGTTGATCATATTGTGCAGATAATTTATATAAACTTTCAGTTATATTTGTTAGAGAAATACATTCATCAATGGATTTATGTTCCATCATAATTTCACCATCGTGAATATCAAATGTAATCATAAAATAATATTTTAATTCATATGCTTGATTTCCGGGTTTTCTTGACCCATACATTTGCCAATTACTAGACCCTTTTGTGATTCCATCATCGAATACCGTTTCCCAACTATTAATAATCGGTAATTCATCACCCCATGTATCTCCAATTTTACTAATTATTTTCTCTCTCAATATAGATTGTGCTTCTCTTTCCAACTGAACACCTATAATAATATGAATCCCGTCTTTTGTTAAACTTTTATCTTCTAATCTATTAACATTCGGTTTTTCAAAAACATAGATTGGAATATGGGTTTCTTCTGTAAATTTTACCATTATTTTTAATTCTTCTAAATAAAGGAGAATTAAATCTTCAATATGTTGATATGTATGTATTCTTTCAACAATTTTATAATCGTAACGCAAATCAATGTCAATAAGAATAGGACCATTATCATCTAGTTGTTTTTCTGTTAAATATTCGTTCTTTTTCTCTACAAACACTTGTTGATAATATAATTTATACATTTCAGATAAATCATCTTTAGAAATATGATATGAACCACCATAACATTTTTTACTATTATCTGGAATCCGAGTATGTGTAGATTTTTCATCTGCCTTGGATTTATGTTTTAATAAAAATTCATTCAAATTTTGTGATTGGTTTGAAGTCATCATTAGATTCATTTGGATTGATATCATATAGCAAGATATTTTTATATCAATTTTAATTTACAAGAATCTATAATAACGCAATTAAAATGTATTCGTTATATTACTCTCAACCGTATAAAAAATATATTAAAGAATTATTATATATTAAATAAATGAATGAAGGAGAAGAAATTTCATTAAATTCAAAAAATGTAGAGAAACCAGAAAAAATAATCACAATTAAAAAAGAAACAATTCAACGATTAATCAAAGATGTAAAACAATTAAAAAAATTTCCATTACACGAAAATAATATATATTATATTCACGACGAAGAAAATATATTAAAAGGTTACGCATTGATTATTGGTAGCATTGATACACCTTATTTTGGAGGTTATTATTTTTTCGAATTAACGTATCCTCAAGATTATCCTCATTCACCACCCAAAGTTTTATTTGTTACCAATGGGGATAACATCCGATTCAATCCAAATTTATATACAAATGGTAAAGTTTGTATTTCTCTACTCAATACGTGGAGAGGAGACCAATGGACATCTTGTCAAACCATTTCTTCTGTATTATTAACTTTAGGAACATTATTATGTAATAATCCATTATTAAATGAACCCGGAATTACTAGGCATCATAGAGACTTTACTAATTATACAAAAATTATTGAATATAAAAATATTGAGATTGCAATTATTCATATATTAAACAAGCATCCAAAAAAATATTATGATAAACATTCATTTATTTATTTCTTTGATTCTATTGTTCAAGAAAAATATCTAGAAAATAGATTAAAAATTTTGCAATTTATTCAAGAAAGAATAAATAATCCTATCGAACATATTAAAACGCATCTTTATAATTTAAATGTTATTGTAGATTATGATTTTTTATTAAAAAAATTTACAAGTGTTTCTGTTTCTCACGAAGAAAAAGGCATTTAGAACTAAATAATAAAATTGATTATAATATAAATAAATATATAAATATAACAAATAATCAATGTTGTTTTGCTCAGTATGTTCAAACATGTATTACATAAGAATTATTTCTTCACCTGAAGAATCAGATAGACTCGAACATTATTGTAGGCTTTGTGGTAACAAAGAAGATAATTTAGTAGATATAACCGTTTCTAAAACAATTATTAAAAAAAATGAACAAAAATATTCTCATATCATTAATGAATATACAAAACTAGACCCAACATTACCAAGAATCAACACAATAGATTGTCCCAATCCAGAATGTACCACAAATCACGATGAACAAGCAAGAAAAGAAAAAGAAATTATTTATATCCGTTATGATGATATAAATATGAAATATGTATATATGTGTTCAACTTGTGATACTGTTTGGAAATTAGAAGAATAATTATTAAAAAATTGATATATAAATATAATATATTTTTTTATATATCAATTATGGAATCGAAAAAAATGTTTGATGAACGAACACTTATTGAACGTAATAAAATTATTGAAGACGAAGATATGGAAGAAGAAGATGAATATGACGAAGATTATGATGAGGAAGAAGAGGTAGATGAAGAAGATGAATTTTATTTACAAAAATTCAAAGCCGAAATGAATCAAAATTATTTAATTGACATTCACCCTGAATGTGTCAAACATAATGATGAAGAAATAAAATTACTTTCTAAAGTTGTTAGAGATGAACATAACATTATTATTGATGACCTTCATAGAACCATTCCATATTTAACAAAATATGAAAAAGCAAGAGTCATTGGCGTTCGTGCAAAACAAATTAATATGGGAGCACAAATATTTATAGAAGTGGATCCAACTATTATTGATGGAGCAATTATTGCCGAAAAAGAATTATTTGCCAGGAAAATGCCATTTATAATAAGACGACCTTTGCCTGGTGGCGGTTCTGAATATTGGAATCTTACTGATTTAGAAATTATATAATTTAGATAATATATTATAATTATATTATAATTATATTATGAAGATAGCTTTATGTTTTTTAATTAGTTACGAACACGACATTCACAAAGAAGAAATATGGATAAAATGGATTGAAGAAATAAAAGATATCATTAATGTATATATTCATTATACAAATCATTCGAAAATTAAATCTCCTTGGATACAATCTCATATTTTACCACCAAAATATATTTGTAAAACTGATTATAAACACGTCGTTTCTGCTTACTTTTCTTTAATGAGTTTTGCAATAAAGAATAAACAAAACCAATGGTTTTGTTTTTTAACCGATTCTTGTTGCCCTATCATTTCTCCTTATGAGTTTAAAAGACGGTTTTATAACAATTATAATTACTCTATTATGAAATATGATTTTATTCATTGGAATCCATTATATATCAATCGAGCCAATTTGAAATATATTCCATCAAAATATCATTTATATAACAATCCTTGGTTTACATTATGTAGAGAACACGTAATTAAATGTAAATTATTTTATTTAGAACAAAATTCTCTATATTATTTAATATGTAAAGGTGTTGTAGCAAATGAAAGTATTTTTGCAATCATTTTACACAAAGAAAAAAATATTATAAATAGAGAAAGTTATATCGTAGATTGGAACAGAATGGAATCACCAACCAGCCCATATACTTTTCGAGACAAATATGTAATATATGATTCTCTACTTATTGAAGAAAAAAAAAGAGATAAAAACATAATGTTTATTCGAAAAATAGGAAAAGAATTTCCAGATGAATTATTAAATAAATATATTTATGAAAATAAATTCAAATATTTTAATTATGATAATTTAAAATATTTTTTATTATTTGCCTTTCTTTTCTCTACTATTGCAACATTATTCATCATAAAATAAATTAAAAGATTATTATTATGTATAATTGTTAATATGAATATGGATGAAGAAATTTGGAATACAGTAGAAAAATTTTCAAGTTATGAAATTAGTAATTTTGGAAATCTAAGAAATAAAAATACAAAATACATAATTAAACCAACTATTAAATCCGGTTATTTATGTACATCATTAAAAAATGATAATGGAGAACGTAAACAATTAAAAATACATAGGTTAGTTGCATTATGTTTCATACCTAACCTATTAAATAAAGAAACAGTAAATCATAAAGATCATAATAAAATAAATAATAAATTAGATAATTTAGAATGGGCTACAACTACTGAACAAAATAATCATAAACGAAAATGTAAAAAAGAAATACAAGAATTAGTTTCTTCAAGAGCTGTTTGGAGAATTGATAAATACACTAATGAAAAATTAGAATATTATAAAACAATAACAAAAGCTGCGAAATGGATTTTTGATAATAATTTAACAAGTATAATAGAATTTAATGATGGTAATAATATAAAAACAAGAATATCTGCTGTTTGTCAAAAAAAATACGGAAGAAATACTTCTTTTGGTTATAAATGGGAATATTGCAATGAAAATGAGAATAAATATATTGATGAAGAATGGAAAGATATTCCAAGTGATATAATAAAAGGAATCAACGGATACAAAATATCAAATTATGGAAGAGTAAAAAATCATAAAGGAAGAATTACAGAAGGTTCTAACAGTGAAAGTGGTTATTTATGGGTGTCAATAGCACCGCATCAATATTTATTACATCGATTAGTAGCAAAAGTATTTATTCCTAATCTAGAAAATAAAGAACAAGTAAATCATGTTGACGGAAACAAACAAAACGCGTGTGTATATAATTTAGAATGGTGTACGAATATTGAAAATCAAAAACATAAGATTAATTCTGGATTATCTAATTGCACTAAAAAAATAATACAATTTGATTTACAAATGAATAAAATAAACGAATTTAACTCACAAATGGAAGCGTCAAAAAAATTAAATATATGTAATGCAAGTATTAGTAAATGTTGTCTTAATAAACAAAAAACTGCTGGTGGGTTTATTTTTAAATTTAATGAATAGATAATATATTATATTAATAATATATTATATCTGATTTTCTAACATTTCCATCTATTTCCACAGTCAACACAACTAACAAATACAGTCATACTTTCATCTGCTGAAGCTAATTGCAATTGATAATATGTAGTCTTATTCGACTTGCATTTCCTACAAATAAAAGTATCAGTGGATGCCTCAATCACTGTTTCATATTTACACGAATCACGCTTGCTTTTTTCTTCAATCATTTTGCTCCATTTATCGGGTCGCATTTCGTAATGCGTCATATAAGCCAAATAGGATGCTTTTACATCGCCATTTATAATCGATTGTTTGAAAGGCTCGTGTTGAATATTTGTGTAGATAGTTTTGAGACGGTCGAGATACAATTGAACGAAAAAGTGATTTTCCCATTTTTTCACTAATTTTTTATTAGTTGCTTCTTTGAGAGCGTAATTATAAATACCGCGTTCGATATTTCTACTTAATTTATAATTATTAAATATTGCTTCTATTTTTTGTGTGATTTTTTCTCTAAATTCTTCGGGATTAGAGATAGTTGTCATTGTATTGATTAAATGTATTTAATAATGATAAGTTTAAATCAATTTTTTTGTATTATTCTTCATCACTAAATGGTTCTTCAACCAATTCGGTTGAAATATCAACTTCTGTTTCATCTATCTTATCTAATTCTTTTAATATTTTTTTAGATTTTTTTTGTTTCGGTTTTTTAGAAATAATAATTTCTTCTTCTTCGTCTTCTTCTTCTTCATCTTCTTTTTCAGAGGAAGATGATACAATATCAGATGTTTCTTCTTCTGAGTCGACAACAAAACCATCTTTTAGATATCCTCCATTTTTTGTTTTTTTGTGTTTGGGTATATTTTCGAGTTCATCTATTTCATCTTCATCTTCTTTTGCTGTTTTAGAAAGATCTTCAAATCCTCCAAACAATTTTTCATAAATTTTATTCCATAATTCTAGAGAAATACTACAATATTCTTTATTTTTTTTACATACGATTGCACAACTTCCAAAAAAAAGATGGTTGTCAATAGGTGGTGGAAAATCGTATTTATTTTCATAATTTGCTTTTCCTTTTGTTTTTCCAAAAACAGAAACGGTATAAGAAACATTCTCTACTTTCTTTGTCCATTCTGTTTGTTTGATAAAATCATCTGCTTTTGTAAAACTACATTTTTTATATAATTCTTCTTCTTTATAATCCTTAATACACAACGTTTTGATATTACCAGTTTTTTCAATAATTAATATACCTAAATTTTTCATTCTTATCTCTTAATGAATTGTATTTTTAAATTATTTTATTATATGAAGTTTACATATTATATTTAATATATATGATTTCCAAGTCAATTTAGGAACTTATTAGATAAAATAAAAATATTATTATAGAAAAGACATAGTCGAATAAGTTATAATTCTTCTCAAGAAGAATAACAAGAAAAATATAAAGTTAAAATAGTTTCGTTATAAGGATTTGCAGTATAAATTCAACATATAATATTCGTTAATAAGAATACATTATATTCTTATTAAGGTATATGATTTGGTATACTATTAAGGTATCCATAATTTCTCTACTTATTATTTTATTATTTCATCATTTATTAGAAATATTAAAAAAATCTTTGACAAATGAAAAAATAATTGATTGTGTAAAAAAACCTCAACAAGAATATGAAAAAATAAATAATATATTATATAATAACGAAAAAAATATTTCGATTGAAGAAGATGTTGAGGACATATTAACTAGACATTTATTAGATGAAACGATATAAACATTTTATATAATATTATAAAATGTCTATCAATATGTTACCTAAATTTGAGTTTTGTTATGAAACAATTATTCATAACAAAATAATTTCTAATCATATTTTATTAATTCCTGAAGGAAAACAAAAGTTTTTGTGGATAAATAAAACGGGTGTGTGGTTAATTGATGATATAAATCGTGATGATGTAGAGAAAAAACTCTTATCTTATCATTACTCATTGAGTAATGGAACATTATTTTATGGTGTTTATTTTCAATATGAAAATGTAAATTTTTTTGCAATCGAAGATATTATTTTTTATAAAGGAAAAAATATTGCTTTCTCTACTTTTACGAATAAGTTAAGTATTTTTGAGAATATTTTAAAGAGAGAAATTCAACAACAGCCTACGAATAATCCAGAAGATGTAATTATAGGGTTACCTATTATTACTTCTATTGATAAAGTCAATACTGATATAATTTCTAAATTACCATACAAGATCAAATATATTCAATTTAGAAATTATAAAAAACAAAATGGAAATCAACGTTTTCAAATGTCATATATTGATTATTTGGATTTATCTATTCAAGAAAAAACAAAAGTTTTTTTAGTAAAACCAGATATTAAAAATGACATATATCATTTATATTTAGACGATAAATATATTGATGTCGCTTGTATTCCTGATTATAAAACGAGTGTTTTTATGAATCATTTATTTAGAAATATTAAAGAAAATTCCAATTTGGATTTATTGGAAGAAAGCGATGATGAAGATGATGATGATTTTGTTTATCTAGAGAGAGAATATAAAATGGTGTGTAAGTATAATAAACAATTTAAGAAATGGACACCTGTTTCTTTAGAAAAGTAACAATCTTATTATATTATATCAATATATAATGGTACAACCACCGTTAAGCGGAATAAATGGTCATTTTGTAAATACAGATAATTCACATCTAGCATATTTTGGTTCGACTGATACGTCTAGAAGTTTTGGTTTGTCGGGTGCTACAGACAATAGTTTAGCGGCAAATGCCTCGCGTATTAGAGGAGGGTCTTTGTTAAAAAAAAGAAGAATGACAAAACGAAGAAAGTGTATGACAAAGCGTGGAAAAACAAAACGACGAAAAACTAAACAAAGAAAAAGTAAAAGAAGAAATTATAAAGGTGGTTCTTGTACTTCGTGTAATACTCCATATAATCCATATGCAAATATACAAAACGGTGGATTACATTCAGTTACCAATTGTAATAATGGCTATTCTACAGGAGGTGTTTTACAAGCTGATAATTTGGGATTAGCAAATCCGGTTCCATATCAACCTCATAGTAATTTTGTAAATCCTCATTATCCAAATCAACAATTATCATTTTAATAATACTATTTTTTATTTTTTCTACTTTTTTTTCCACCATATCCCATTAAAGTATTTCTTTCTAAAATATTACTATATTCCAAATCTTTTTCTTTATTTTCGGTAGATTTACATGAAAAATCTGTTATTAATATTTTGTCGATATTGTAGAAATCTTGTAATATTTTAGATATATGTAATAAATCAATTGTATCAATATTTATGTAGTAAATATATTTTTTATTTTTCATTTCTTTACTTTTTAATCTTCTTTTAATAATTTTTATACTTCTATCGAGTTCATCTATTGGTTCAGAAGATGAATCACTAGAAGAAGATAGTCTTGTTTCTATTCCTCTTGTTTCTATTCCTCTTGTCTCTTTGATATCTCTAAATAAACGTGACAATTCTTTTTTAAAAAAAATATTATAAAATTTTCGTTCGCCTCTTATTACAATACTAAAAACAATACTATCATATATATTACTTTCATCTTCCATATTATATATAGTATTCCAATATACCGATTTATTTTTTTGTATATTACACGAAAATTTTTCACGTATTAGAGTGTCTATTGGTAATAGAGTTTCTCTTTCCATTAATTTTTGTTTTAGGGCTAAATATACAGAATAAGATTGTTCAATAGAAGAAATAGTGGGATACGTTCTTGCAAAGTTACATCCATTTCTTTCATAATCTTGAATAATTGATAAAGATAAATTGATAGGTGTTTCTGGTGTAAAAAGTATTTCATCAAGAATATTTAATATTTCTTTATGAAATATTGGATCACTTAATGTTCGAAGGTGTGTTTTTCGCGATTCACAAATAAAATCGGTTTCTAATAATAAATGTATTTTTTCTGGTTCTGAGAAAAAAGGTGAAGCCATAAATCGTTTTGCACAAATTCCAATATTGGATACATTCTTTTTCTCTACATTTCGTAATGGACAATCTACTAATATGGGCAATCCTTCTGCGTCTAATAGTAGAGAAGCGTGAGAAGCAATAGAAATAAACAATGTTGTCTCTGGATTATATGTGTCACAATAAGAAATTATTCTTTCTTCTTTAATAATAGGTTGTTTAGATACTTGTTTCTCTACCCACGCATCAATCGATACATCTTTTGGTATGCCTTTTTTAACTCTACGTTTCATATATTTATAATTTACTATTATAAATATATTAAATTGAATTGTATTGTTTTCTTTTTGCTGAATAATTTTTTTTGATGTTAAACTATTCGCTTTCAGTATAGTTCTTGTTGGAAACAATAAATCCAAATCACTTCTTTCCAATTCAGGAACATCATCGAATTTACTACTTCTTGCTTTACTTTTTGCTGTCGTTCGCATTTTTATTGCTTTTCTAAACTTATATGTTTTTAATTGTTGTTGAATTTTTTTAGCTGCTTTTTTTTCCAAATTTTCTCTAACAAACTGTTTAAATAATCGTTGAAGTGTTGTTTCTTCAAATAATTGTATTGGGTTATATGTATCGTGTCTTAGCGGGTCGAATGTTTTTATTGGTTTTATTTTCCTAGTCAAAAAAGATTGAATTTTTATAGCTGCTTTGTTATGGTGAATACGTTCATTTTCAGTTATATATTCTTGAATAAAAACATCGTGTAAAGTTTGGTATTGAAAATCTGTTAGTTTATTTATAAAATAATAATTTTTAATGAAATAATTACCTGGGATTCTTATTAAATTGAAATATTTGTTATAACCAATAATTATATCAATAAAAGGAATTTTAATTAATCGTGAATTTTTTACATAAAAAAAATATAAATTATGTAACATATATTCAGCAATTATGGTCATTTTGTCATTGTATTTTATGTTTGTTGTTTTTAATATTTGATCTTTATCGAAATTATTTATATAAATCATACTTTGAAACTGTTCAAAGGTGTCGTATGCTGGTTCAAATAATATTGATATCATTTTACTAAAAAATATTTCAGATTTTTTTGAAGATAAAACAAGATAATTATAGTCTTTTCCCCAACCTTTTCTTGGAGTAGTATATTGATATTCTAATTCTAATAAATATAATAAACGACCTACATGATTAATTGCTTTATGATATGATATTTTATACTTTTCGTGAATAATTTTATTTCTTATGGCATATGCACTTAAATTACCTATAATTAATTCACTAACATCATCAATTTTGTATTCAATCCCATTTATATCTATATTAAAATATGTTTCATCTTTATTATTTGTTCTAAAATAGGACTTATGTTTACATACTATTCCAGCATACACAAATTCTAATACGTGATCAATTTCATTACCAATTTTCATAATAACTTGTATTTTATACATATCTCCTACGATAAAAGAGGCAATATAAATTAATCCATGTATATCTTTTAAATTATATCCCAATTTTTCTTTTTTATAATAAGGTTTTAATTCATCGTATCTATTAATATCAAATTCTTTGATATCGGGAAACATTGTTCTTATTTTTTCAGGTGTATCTAACTCGAGTGTTAGAACATTAGTTATTGATTCTACTAACCATTTTCCTAAAGCACAAATATATGAATTTAACCATGTAGGTGGATCTGTTTCATTCGTTTTATCAGATTGGACAAAAAAATAGTAATCTTGATTAAAATTTGTTGGAACATCATTTTTTATATCAGTATTTAAAAGTTTTAATTTTGGTAATTGTAAAAGAATATCTATATCTCCAGTAGGGTCTATAAATTCATTTAAATTAACCTTTGGATATTTACGACTTATTATTTCATATACACAACCACCAAAAAAAATATATTTAGGTAAATCACTTGTCGATGATACTAAACCGATTGAATATTTATACAATTCGTCATTAGAAATTAAATTTGGATTAAATGTTGGATTATCTTCAGTGTTTTCTTCAGGATTGTCTTCAGGATTTTGTGTACATATTTCACAAGGACCTATATATTGAAATTCATTCCATTCAATTAAATTTGGTATTTCTAAGAATATATACGAATAAGGATAAATATTTGTTATCCATTTAATTCTATTTTTACTAAATGTATACCTAAAATCCAAATCTTTATAATTTGTTAATTTAGGTGCGTCACTAAGAACTGTTGAAAAAGTTAATCCCCCACCTTTCATATAAAATAATAATATTAATATTAATATTATTTTAATAAACATTTGCCTACAATATGTTCTTCTTCTTCAACATCTTTTTTCTTGTTTGGATACACAATTTGATAATTTTGTTTTTTGTAAAATGTTTTTCTTTTTTTCCATTGATTACGAAAAGGTTGATGTTGATCGATAATATCAATGACAACTGGATTTCCGTGTTTTTCTCGTAATATTCTTCCAACTGCTTGTTCTATATCTGTTTTTGGTGTAGCCATTAATAATGTAGTCAATGATTTAATATCTAATGCTTCAGCCGCCATTGAATAAGTAGCAATAACTATTTTCTTAGATTCGGTTTCTTTTAATGCTACTTCTTTCATTCCCCCAATATAATAACCTACACTTCCATCAGCAATTTTTCTGTGAGCAATTGCTTCGAAAAGATATTTCAAGATATTCTTGTTGTGAGCCAAGATCATCATTTGTTGATTTTCATTTTCTTCGAATGATTTACTCACAATATCTAAAATAAATTCAGTTCTTCTATTATAAGTACATAATTTAGATATCATTGTACTATACATTATATTTCCTCGATAATCTGTTTTTATCTCATTAAATTCTGGGTCATCAGATATATATTCCATTGCTTTTACAGTTACATTATGTTCTTCTTCTCTTTTTCCTTTGAAAATAACATCACCCAAAAACATTTTAAAAACATTTGTAGTTCCATCTTTACGATTCATTGTTGCTGATAATCCCAACATATTTTTAGTAACAATTTTAAATAATGCGCAGGAAAATACTTCACTTGATATATGATGTACTTCATCAATAATTGTGAATCCAAAACTATTAAATAATGATGATGGATATTCTTTCATAGAAAGAGATTGTAACATACCCATTACAATATCTTTATTTTCAATATCAATAATTTGTCCTTGTATTCTTCCGATTCTGGTATTAGGTAAAAATTGTTCGATTCTTTCAATCCATTGATTTAATAAGAATTCTTTATGGACAATGATTAATGTTTTTCTTTTGAGTAGAGAATAAATATATAATGATAAAACTGTTTTACCAAACGCACAAGGTAATTCTAATAAACCTCCACCTTTTCCATTATTTACGTTTTTCATAAATGTATCGACAACTGGAATTTGAATGGGTCGTAGAGAACCGATAAAAGTTGGATTGACTATATCACCGTCTGTTATTTTGATTTCTTTAGGTTTATGAAATTTATTTATTCCATAATATCTTGGAACATATATTTTATGTAATGATTCTCTATAAATTGGAAAAGTTACTTGTTTATGTTGTCCTCCACAATTATTTATAATCATTGGTTTAGCCATCAATTCATTTTTTATTTCTTCCAATTTTTCTCTAGTTAATTCTTTTTTTAAGATGGTGTATCCTTTACCTCCTAAATATGAATTTAACATTGACATTTAACTTTATAAATACATTATTATTCGTAATGTATTTATATTAATTTAAATAGACAAACTGTAACAATAATCAATTCATGGTGTTTTCTTAAATAAAATATCATTATCATATATGAATATTGATACACAAACACTGTTTGAAAAAAAAAATCTAGGACAATTAACATTAATTATATTATTTTTAATATATTTGATTATGGGTTATAATATACCTTATAGTTTAGCGGTTTTAATTGATTCTGTATGGGGAAAAGTAATTGTAGTTGGATTCGCAATAATATTATTTGCACAATCGAATCCAATTTTAGGAATTTTAGGATTTTTTGTTGCATACAAATTAATAATGTCATCATCAATAGAATCTGGAAATTACGGAATCCAAAATTATATACCAACAGAAGAAAAAAAGTATGCAAAAATGATTAATAATAATGTTTATCCTTATACATTAGAACAAGAAATTGTTAAATTGAGAGCACCTATATATGATTACAATTCTGATACAACATCTTATTCGTTTACTCCTGTTTTAGATAATCAATATAATGCGGCATCTGTATTAGAAATAGGTGTTATTTAGTTTTTTTTTTATCATATAACTCTTTTAAATATTGAATAATATTATATAATGTAGCGGTGTATTGGGAGGTATTTGTTGGTGAGCCCAATGGACTGGCAACTAGAGATGTGGCCATAGAAGTAGCTGTTGAAGATTTATTTGAAACTTTTCTATAAATATTTGTTCCTGCTACAAATAACAATATTACAAATAAAAATATACCCATTATTTCTAGTAGTGTCATATTTTTAGGGCTACTACCAGAAGTACTATATTTAGGGTCATAAGTGCTAATATTTTCACCGCTTTTATCAAATAGTATATCTTCTGTACCGCTATTATTTACGGGTTTACAGTCGATATAAATTTCATCGCCGTCATATTTTATGGGTCCTTGTTTATTATAAAATAAGTTAGAAACACTTGGAAATAAGGATGTTTCCGATGGTTCTGTTATTAAACTCTTCATAATATCAGTTAAATCGCTAGATACATATATTGCGTTAGTTAATCCATAACAAATAATGTCAACATTATTTTTATCATAGTAATAATAAAATGGATCATATTTAATGATATTATTCAAATTATATTCTACATCTAGTTTTAAATCGCTACTATATCCAGCAGTAATATGAAGGGTAGCAATTCTATTTAATATGTTATTTAATAAATTACTTGGTGATCCAGACTGATTACTTAATGGAATACATATTGCTAAAAATTTTCCATTTGAATCACATTTATGTAAAATGACAATTTCTCCATCTGAAAAAGATCCATTAAAATAATGTACTGAATGAAAATATAGGTTTATAGATACAACGTTATACTCAGAATTATTAAATGTTACCGGTAATTTTGAAGCTTTATCATAAGATAAACTAAACAAGTCTGTTTTATTTGTAGCAATGCAAGTAGGACTTGTATTATAATTGTATTTAAATATACATTTTTCATCACATTTTCCAGTAACTTTTTTTAATTGTATATTCATAATATTATTATCATTACTCATAATATTATAATATATTATTTTGTAGGTATTAATTTTTGCGCGATATCAGTAAGTCCATTTAATCCATCCATATTTAAACCATTTAATAAACCTTTTGCTGTTTCTATAAGAGGTGTCATATTTTTCATTGCGTCTACTAGTTGAACTTGTTGTTCTAATAATTGTTGTGTATCACCTGTTAATCTTTTTATTCCATCGCCGCCTAATATTTTACTTAAGTCATCATATGCATCTTCAACAGTAGAAGCATAATCGATTCTGTTTCTTTTTCCAATACTCATACCATTCATTCCATCTTTTGATGATGTTGTTGGTGTTGGATTTGTTGATGATGATGATGGTGGAGTTTGTGTGGTAGTTGAATTAGATGTATCATCTGGTTGTTTTGAACTATCATCTTTTTTGTTCTTGTCATCATTATTATCATCTTTACTTTCATTTTCCATTCCTTCTTTTACCTTTACTCCTAAATTAGCAATAAATGTCAAGATTAAAGCTAATCCTAATACAATCGTCATATTCTTATTATAAAACCAAATTATGTATCCTATTAAAGAATATAAAATGATTAGATTTAATTTTTTTGCTAAAAGAAGTGAAAATAAAAAGATACCACTCAAAAATAAGACTAAATACAATATATATTTATTAGTAAGTATTTTTTGATAATTAGGCATTTTTCCTATTTTACCTAGTTTTTTTACTGAAAACTTCATATATATAATAATAACATAAAATTGAAATAAATAAGAATAAAGTAAATAATAATAATTGAATAACAATGAAAAACACAATATTTAGAATTGTTTTGTGTGAATTATTCCATCCATTAATATTTGGAAAAGATGAAAATAGTGATAAAAATATAGATGGACACTTTTTAGTACTTAATTCTTATTCTCGTTATTTTAGTAATAATATCGAAGAGGAAGATGATGAAGAGGAAGAGGAAGAAGAAGAAGAGGAAGAGGAAGATGAAGAATATGAAGAATATGAAGAATATGAGGAAACAATTCCATTGTATAATGATAATATTTTTGAGATAGTAGAGAATGATATATCTTATCTAAATACACCCGGAAGAAGAAAAACCCTTCCTAATATTAATAATCCTTTAATAAATCATTCACTTATAAGAAATTACAGAAAAATAGTTAAACAATGGTTAAGATTTGAGATTGCTCAGTGTATTGTATTATCTGGTGGCGAATATGTTGCAATACTAAAAACGTTTTGGATAAAAATAATTATTCGAGCTTTTAAAAATGCGTTTAAAAGAAAAATGTGGAAAATACATTTAGAACGTTTAAAAGGAATAAGAATAACTACACAAAATCAATCATTATTAAAAGGATTATTAAATAAACTATCTTAATGTAATTCTTTGATTTCCTTCTCTATTTGTTTTATTTTGTAATTTAATTCGTCGTAAAATTCTAACAAATTATTATTATTTTTAGTATGGGTTAATATTTTTTTAAATGCTTCTAATTGTTTTTTCTTTGTTTCGATCAAATGAAAAATATAATTATCATATTCTTTTTTTACAACTTCTAAATATTTATTATTCTTAACCGATTGTTTTATTTCTCTACTTTTATTTATTAAAAATGATTGTTTTTGTTTAATTTGTTGTTTTATATTATCAATATTTTGATCTCTTGTTGCTAAATCAAATTCTATTATAATCGATTCATACATTTATATATATATTATTTTTAAAATTGAAGTAAAATAATTTAATAATTTAATAAATAAATTATTAAATGAATATAGATTACACGAAAAAAACACGTGAAGAATTAATTGTTATTTGTAAAGAAAAAAAAATAAAATGTTATAGTAAAAAGAAAAAAGAAGAAATAATAAAATTATTAAAAGATGAAATCAAAGATGAATTAAAAGATGAATTAAAAGATGAAATCAAAGATGAAATCAAAGATGAATTAAAAGATGAATTAAAAGATGAAATCAAAGATGAAATCAAAGATGAAATCAAAGATGAATTAAAAGATGAAATCAAAGATGAAATCAAAGATGAATTAAAAGATGAATTAAAAGATGATTTAAAAATGATTGATTTATTTGCTGGAACAGGAGCATTTTCAAAAGTGTGTGAAAACACGAAAAAGATTAAATGTGTATTTGCAAATGATATGGAAAAAACTTCAAAAAATATATATGAACTTAATTTAAATCATTCACTTACATTACAAAATTTAAATGATATTGATGTTGAATATATTCCAACACACGATATACTTACTGGTGGGTTTCCTTGTCAGCCATTTAGTATTGCTGGAAATCAAGAAGGGTTTCAGGATAAGAGATCGAATGTATTTTGGAAATTATTATCAATCATTGATTATCATTCTCCATCCATTATTATACTTGAAAATGTAAAAAATTTAGTCTCACACGATAATGGAAAAACATTTGAAATAATTAAAACGAATTTAACTAAACGTAATTATTATATAACTTATAAAATATTAAATACTTCAGAGATTATAGGAATACCTCAAAATAGAGAAAGAATATATATTGTTTGTTTAAAGTCAAAAGAAATTCATAATAAATTTTCTTTGGATTTTCTTAGTGTACCATTATTGCCTATATCTTCATTTTTAGAAAAAGAAGTAAATAAAAAATATTATTACACTGATAAATCTTCAACGTGGGAATTAGTAAAGAACGCAGTAATAAAAAAAGAAACAGTATATCAATATAGAAGAGTATATGTTCGAGAAAATAAAAGTAATGTTTGTCCAACACTCACGGCTAATATGGGATCGGGTGGACATAATGTCCCTTTAATATTAGATGATTTTGGTATACGAAAATTAACACCTAGAGAATGTTTTAATTTACAAGGATTTCCATCATCATATAAATTACCAAATATATCTGATTCTCATTTATATAAATTGGCTGGAAACGCAGTATCATTACCAGTGGTAGAACTAATTGTGAATCGTTTGATATCGTTAATTTGTTAAATAATATTAATTAGTATATTTTTACTACATAAGGATTTTCTGTAATACATTTATTTGATAATCTTAATTCTAATCTTTTTTTTGCTTTATATAAAATAACTTTTCCATCTTTTTCATCGATAAAATTAACAACTCCTATACTTTGTCCTTGTTTTGAAAACCCAGATGACCTAACATTATCTATTAAATCAATATTATATATAAACGAACATAAATATACACTATTATCAACCGTAATATATGACAATATATATAAATTATTTAATGAATATGATTTTATCACATCATTTAATTTCTTTTTTAAATTATCCATAAATAATTGAATTGCTAATTCATCTTCTTTATTTTTAAATAAACCATCTAATTGTAATCCTGCTTCTTTAAAATTTTGTATTAAACTTTTTTCATTTGATAATCCATTACCCATACATACACACATTACATCAATACCATCCATAGTAGATGTAATTACATCAGTAGCTACATTTCCTTTACCAATAGTTTTACCACATGTAGATTCAGCAATCCAAAATTCGCTAAATTCATCTTCAACATAATATTGTCTATTTGATTTTTTATAATATTCTTCTCTTGATACCATATAATTAAATAATTGTTTTTTTATATAATCAATATTAATACAAGACGGTATCTGACATAATTCCAACACATTTTGTCTTTCCATTTATTGGATATATATGATATAAAATGTAATATATATATCAATTTTATATAAATATATTTTATCAATATATAGTAATATGGCTGAACCAATTCTTACCCCAAATGATAAAAGATTGGTAATGTTTCCGATTGAACACGAAGATGTTTGGGAAATGTATAAAAAACAAGTGGATAGTTTTTGGAGAGCAGAAGAGATTGATTTATCAAAGGATTATAATCATTGGGTAATGAAATTAACAGATGAAGAGAGATATTTTATCTCTACTATTTTAGCATTTTTTGCGGCAAGTGATGGAATTGTATTAGAAAATTTGGCAGTACGATTTATGAATGATATTCAAGTAGCTGAAGCGAGAGCTTTTTATGGTTTTCAAATTGCAATGGAAAATATTCATAGTGAAACATATAGTTTATTGATTGATACTTATATTAAAGATGATGTAGAGAAAAATAAATTATTTGAAGGAATTGCGAATTTTCCTTGTATAAAAAAGAAGGCTGATTGGGCACAAAAATGGATTCACGATAAAGAAAGCAATTTTGCTGTCAGGTTGATTGCTTTTGCGTGTGTAGAAGGAATTATGTTTTCTGGAGCTTTTTGTTCTATTTATTGGTTGAAAAAAAGAGGATTGATGCCCGGGTTAACCTTTTCAAATGAATTAATTTCAAGAGATGAAGCATTACACGCTGAATTTGCAGTATTAATTTATAAGAAATTACTTCATAAATTGTCTAGAGAAAAGGTAGAAGAAATTATTAAAGAAGCAGTTGATATTGAAAGTGAATTTATTTGTGAAGCATTACCTTGTCGATTGATTGGTATGAATGCAATATTAATGACACAATATATTCAATTTATTGCTGATCGATTATTAGTTCAATTAGGATATGATAAAATATATAATGTAATCAATCCATTTGAATGGATGGAGTTAATATCTATTGAATCAAAAGCAAACTTTTTTGAAAGTAACGTAAGTAGTTATGCATTAGCAAATAAAACAAAAGATGAAAGCGTATTTGATTTAAATACAGAATTTTAATTAAATTCTATTAAAATAATTGTATCATTTTTAATGTTTATTTGGGTATTCTTGTTGGTCAAAATATTGTTTTTCATCAAAATTTGTATTATTAAATATATTATTATTTATATTTTCAATTGTTATATTCATATCATTATACATTTTTTTATTTTTACCCCAATTATGACGTAATACCATTCCATCAGGTGTATTTAATACCTTTGGAATAAAAATAATAAATTGTTCTTTATTTTCAAATATATAGTTACTTATATAATATTGGTCAAATGGCCAATTATTATGATAACGTATATTATTATATAAATGATTAATTATATTTGTATACATTTGTTTTGTAAAGTCATTATTTTTAATTATAAATGATCCGCTATTAATAAATGTATTATGTTTTCTATATGGATCTCTTGAAAAACAACCGTGTTTATTTTTATCATTTATTAAATTATTAATTATTATATTTAACCAATAACCATTTTGTATCCATGCATCACTATCTAAAAAAACTAATATATCACATTTGTTTTCTAGTAAAAAATCATTAATAATATGTATTTTTTTAGTTGCTGGATGAATATTTCCATATTTATTGTTATCTATTTTTATAAATATATATTCATAATTTAAATAATTACAAAAACATTTATTTATATATTGGGTTTTTAATAAATAATCCAATGATTCACGATTATCTGCTTGTAATACACATATTTTTTCCATATTAATATATATATATAATTACAATTACAAACTTTATAATTATAAATATAAAATTATAATTATAGTCATTTATATGATTTATCTTTGCGTTAAAGGAGGATTAGGAAATCAATTATTTCAAATATTTACTGCGATTGCATATTCGTTAAGAGAAAAGCAAGAATTTGTTTTTTATTATTATAAAAAGATAGGAAATAGAGAAACGTATTGGGATTCTTTTTTATGTGAGTTAAAAAAATATACTAATCCAATGATTAGTGCTGAAGTAAAGACAATCACAGAAACCAATTTTTGTTATAATGAATTACCCAAACCATTTTTTAAAAATATTCATTTACAAGGTTATTTTCAATCTCATAAATATTTTGAAGAATATAAAACAGATATTTTAGAAATGATTGGTTTTCAAAATAAATTAAATAAAATGAAATCGATTTATTATACAATTATTGATAATATAAATCCAACAATAAGTATTCATTTTAGAATAGGTGATTATATACTTTTACCAAAACATTATCATATTTTAAAATACGAATACTATTTCAAAGCATTAACTCATATCATTTATCAATTAAATAACGTAGATTTAAATGTATTATATTTTTGCGAAGAAGGAGATGTAGAGAACGTGAATATTATTATAAATCAGATAAAAGAAAATTTATCCAATATATCTTTTATACAATGTCCATTTCATTTCAAAGATTGGGAACAAATGTTGTTTATGTCTTGTTGTAACCATAATATTATTGCAAATAGCACATTTAGTTGGTGGGGAGCATATTTAAATCAAAACAAACATAAAATAGTTTGTTATCCATCATTATGGTTTGAAGAAAAAAATAAACATTTAGATACAAAAGATTTATTCCCGAATGATTGGATAAAAATATAATATCCTTGATAAAAATATAATATCCTTGATAAAAATATAATATCCTTGATAAAAATATAATATCCTTGATAAAATGTAATATTTAATTATTATAATTTTCTAAAATATAATAAGTAGCATTATCACTAATGGGATATATTTGTCTACCACCCGAATTGAAAATATATTTTGCTTGAATTCCCATTTCTTCGTTTAAAGAAAATAATAATTCACATCCATTTTTTTTAGTAAATCCGTAAATTACGGATTGTGATACTTGAATCCAATAATATTCATTATTTATTTCTTTTAGATAAAAAGAAATATATATTTCACTATTTGTATTATCCGTACTTAATTTTGGATAAAATCCTATTTTGTTCATTTCGACAATATTATAATACATTTTTTTTGTGATCATTATATTATAAAATTGAATAATTATTAAATAAAAAAATAAAGATTAAAATGAAAAAACATTATAAAATGTTCAAAAATGTCAATTTACAAACAGAAAATACAGGTAAAATATTTGAAATGGCGATTTGTAAAACATACAATATTCCATATGTTGGAAAATATAAATATGGAATGGAAGAACCAGAAATTATAAAAAATAAATTAAGTTTGTTAAAAGAACATTTTCCACAGTGTATTCATACCGCAGAAAAACGAAATAGATATGATTTTACTTCTATCGATGGAATTCATCATCTTTCGGCAAAAACAGTTAAAAAAGGAAATGGAAAAGTTGCTCCTCAATGTATTGGTCAAGCAAATCCCATTTTATTTTGTAGTTTATTAGGAATTGTTTTTACATCTATTCCAACTCTCAAAGAGTATATACAAAAACATATTACATTTATTTTACCTTTCTTGGTAAATTATACATTTGATTGTCCTAATCTTTATTATCATAAAGAAAGAGATACCATCCAATACATTCAATTTCTTCAAGAAATAGATTGGTTAAAATATGAATATACATGGACGAAAACATATAAGGAATGGAATAATTCATCTATATTAAAAATAAAAATAAATAAAAAATATATTTCTTTGGTAGAATTCCAATTTCATTCCAAAAGTCGTTCGAATATGACGATTCGTTGGTTTTATGATAACTTTTTAACAATATTTAATGACAAATTGAATATCATTCATATTTTCTAAGAATAAATAAATATTCTTTTACTTCTACATCATTATTATACTCATATGATTTAAATCTTTTATAACTTTTTTCTACAAATGTAGCTGAACCATATAAACTCATTAATTCTAATATTTTTTCTTTGGATAAGATACTTTCACTATTATAAGAAAGGAATATCCATTTTGTTTTTAATTGACTGAATAATAAATCGAACGATTTCTCTACTTCTGTTTTTTTACAAAAGGAAGAAATAAAGCAATCTGATGGAATTCCTGTTTTTCCTTTGAGAATGGGTTCTTCTTGTATTAAATTCTTTGCAATCACATTTAATGGAAAATAATTCTTTGAATATTGTCTTTCATTATAAGGTGGGTCTAAATAAACTAAATCAGTTTCAAATGAAGAAAGGAAATCAGTATTTAATACATCACTATGAAATGTATTTGAATTAGAACGTGGTAAGACTATATTTGTATGAATAGGTAATAATACTAAATCTTTCATTGCTTTTACTTTGAAATTTTTTAGATAACAACCATAAACAGCGGGAACATTACTTACTGCGTCAGCACTTATGATTAAAGAAGCCAACATAAAATTATATTCTTCTAGAGAAATTGTATCTTTTAATATTTCAATTCGATTGCGTATATAATCAATTCGTTTAGCGTTATCAATTGTAAAGAATTTTCTTTCATTTAATTCAAATGGGCTATAATGTTTTGTTATAAAACCAACTGTATTAATATATTTATTTTCTTGAATTTCTTTTTGTATATTTTTAATTATTTCTCTACATTTTTCTGTAAAACAAGATTTTGTAAAAGCAAATGTAATTATATAACTATATAATTCAGAATCATTTGATATTACAATTGAGTTGAAATTTCTAAAATGATAGGATACAACACCAGTACCAGCAAATAAATCGGCAATTGTTTTATCTTCAAAAGATGACCATTTTGTGTGTTCTAACATATTGAATGTAATCCAATCTAGTAATTGATATTTAGAACCAATATAATTTAATCTTTTTATTTTTGGTATTTCAATAGTGGTTGGATTATGTGATAATATCATTTGGATAATTTCTTCTTTTTTCTTCGAAGAAGGATTTTTCATATTATTTTCTTTACAAAAAGAAATTAATTCAACTTTTGTCTTTTTTTTCAGAGATTCGAAATCCATTTAGTAATTCATAATTTAATTGTAAATTATTAATTTTTATCAATTTTATTTATATGACTTATCCAATTATTTTAGAGAATCATTATGGAATAAATGTTGTAAGAGATGATTTATTGGTTGGAGGAACAAAAAGTATTCTAATGAACAATATTGATAAACCAAATATAAATGAATTTGTATATGCAAGTCCTGTTTATGGTGGGTTTCAAATCGCGTTATCAGCTTATTGTAAATCAGTAGGTAAAAAGGCTACCATATTTTGTGCAAAACGAATAAATAAGCATACAAATACAAAAAAATGTATTGAATATGGAGCAAATATTATTGAAGTACCATTTGGATATTTGAGTGTAGTAGAGAAAAAAGCAAGAGAATATTGTTACAATAAAACACAAGTTGAAAAAATTATATTCGGAGCAAAAAGCGATGAAAATAAAAAAATAATTTCAAATCGAGTAACAGATGTTTTAAAACAAATTACACCAGATGAAATATGGTGTGCAATTGGTTCGGGAACATTAATTTCAAGTATATTAATGTCAGTAGATGAATCGATCAAAGTGTTTGGCGTTCAAGTAGGTGCTGAATTTATTCCAGACAAAGAATATCCTAATTTAACGATTTTTAAATATCCAAAATCATTTGATAAAGAAAGTAAAATAATAATTGATTTTCCTTCTACGCCAAATTATGATAAAAAAGCATTTGAAATTTGTCTGACAAATAATATTAATTCGAATAAAAAAATATTATTTTGGAATGTATTATAATTATTCTATTATATATCTTGCTCCTTCAATAAAAGTAACTCTATTTGTTTCGTATCTAAATACTTGAACTTGTATTTCAAAATCTAAATAAAGAATAAAATAATCTTTTTCGTGATTGATAGTTAGATAAACGTGTGTATGGTTTGTTGTTGGTTCATATATCTTAGGTTCAATCGTATATAACTTGTTATATCTTTCATCATCTTCTGGAATTCGTTTTATTTTATGAAATGTATATTCTTTTATTATTTCAATTACTTCTTTTGGAATAAGTAATTGATTGATAACGACTTGTGTAGCAATTGTCGACATTGTTTATTGTAAATAATTATTTATTAATATTTAATTCAATTTATTTGAATAAATATGGTTTATTCAAATCTAATAGTAGAGAAGAATAATTTGTATTTTTATTCTCTATATCACTAAATCCTTCTCTTTGAATCACTGTTAATGGTGTTATTAAAAACCAATTATCTTTTTCTTGAAGAGACAACCAATATTTATCAATTGCATAAAAAAAATGATCATTTGGGTTTTTTATAAGAAGAGTGATTCCTTCTTTGATATTTTTAATTAATGTATCATAATAATGATTCAACACAATATATCCAGTTGTGGTTTGACATTTATTTATTTTAACACAAAAATCACCATATGTTGTATAAGGTGGAACATTATTCCCAGCAAATAATAATACATCCCATTTTATTTCTGAAGATAAAAATTGATTTAGATTTTCAATGAAAATAGTTGGATTTAAAAATTGGATATCATCTTCTACGATTAAAACGTGATCCCAATTATTATTTTTTGCTTTTTCAAGACATTTTAAATGACTCATACTACACGCTACTCTTTTATTTTTTAATTGTGTTGCATTCATTCTATGAATAGGGATATCCAATATTTTAAATTCATCCATTACTTCTATTTCTCTATCTTTTCTTGATTCCAAATTAATAAAAAGTGCATGTTGAATATCTTTATAATTTTTCATATAAAAATTATATATGAATATTTTTATATTATATTATGAAATTTCATAATATAAAATTCTAATAGTGGGAGAAGGTTTCGATCCTTCGACTTTCTGGTTATGAGCCAAACACGCTTCCTCTGCGTCATCCCACTACGAATATCTATTCAATAAAATCTTTAAACTATTTATAATATTAATGAAATAATATTTTATCAACCGTTGTTTTCACACAAAATAATCGATGTAAAATTATTCCCAAAATGAATAAAACTATACAAGTATAAAAAAATGATTTTTTAAAAAAATATGAAATTAAATAAGCAGTAAATATTGTTGCTAAAACATCAACTATTGCTATATTTAATATTCTATATGAATGAACACCTTCATTTGGATTACCGAAAATATTTTTATATTTACACAAATCCATACAATAAGTATGATTTATTTTTTCCAGATATAAGCCATTTCCAAATAATTACTTTGTCTTTTTTTTAATTTTTTATAGGGTATTATTTCGTGTGCATTACCGAAAAGTGGAACCAATACTTTTTCATATATTTCTCTACAAACATTAATTACAAAAGTTCCATTTGTAGAGAGTGAATCATATGTTTTTGTAAATAATGGTATATAAAATTGTTCATTCATTTCTTTCTTTGAAGAATAAAGAATATTATTTTCATATTTCTCTAAAAAATAATAAGGCGGTGAAGTAAATATAAAATCATAATTTATTTTTGAATAATCAAAATTCAACGCATTTTCAAAATACATTTCTACATTCGTTTTTGATTTCTTTTTTAAGAAAGAAATCATTTTTTCATATGGTTCTCTTAAATGATGATTGATTTCGATTCCTATATATTTTTCTATATTTAATGCACAAGAAGCTACTAAAGATCCGCCCCAACCCGAACAACAATTCAAAACTATTTTTGGATTATATTTTGCATATATTTGCATACAAAATAAAGGTCTCATTACATTGATAGAAGTTATACAAACATTATATATTTCTTTATAAATACAATATTGATTTCTTGTTTTTATTTTTTCGTAGAAGGTAATCATTGTTTGAATAAATTTCTTTTTTTTGAATTCTTCTATATTCTCTAAAAAATCAAAATAATTACAATTATATTTTCCTTTTGTTTCTAAACGTTGTGTAAATGTAAAATAATCTATTATTTTATTTCCCGTTTCTTTAAAAGCATATTTTTCAGCATCCATGCCTATTTCGATTAATTTATCATAATCTTTCTCTACAATTTCAAAATCTATTTTTCTTACAAGTAGAGAAATATCATTCTTTTCTTCTTGAGAAAAATGATTCAACATATATATAAAATTGAATGAATTTAATATATATAAACAAATAAAACAAGAATAAACAATGGAAACAATTTTAAAAATAATGTTAGGTGTCAACCTGATTGGGTTTTTGTATCGATTGAAAATAAATATACCAAATATTTATTTTCATATAAATTACGAAATTTTTATAAAAGTATTTTCAATAACAATGGTATTATTTATTATTTATTTATTTATAGAGACAACAAATAATATTTCTTTTATAAAAAAAGAGTTATATGAAATACGAAAAATATTAATAGAAATAAATGAAAAAAAAATAAATGAAAAAAAAATAAATGAAAAAGAAATAAATGAAAAAGAAATAAATGAAAAAGAAATAAATAAAGAAGAAATAAATGAAAAAGAAATAATGATTACTAAAAATAAAAGAAAAATAAGAATGTAAAAATATTATATGAATTAAGTAATTGATATACAGAATATTTTATTTATAGATAAAATACAGAAATAAATTTTAGGAATATAATATTATTTTATATTATATGGCAAATACAAAACGTTGTAAAAAGGGTATCATAGATGTCGTGTAACTGGTACTTGTATTACTACTCATCGTTCAAGACTCTCTACTAGTAAACGTTGTAGAAATGGTTCTAGAAAATGTGCTAATAAACGATGTTATGGAAAATCAAAAAAGACTAGATACTTATTTAATCTTCATTAACGAATCTCACCCAATCAAATATTTACTCAAAATATATAGTTATACCAAGAACCGTTTAGATTTTGAATTACATTATTATTATTTCCTCGATAAAGCATTATCCATATATCACAATTACCACTACCGCAAATGATATAATTACACTTTGACATTATAATTGTTATAGCTAAATATTTTTTTGAAAATTCGTAATTTTTAGAAGGCATTATTAGATCAACTGAACCAATACACTTTTTTATATGTCTTATTTCATCTTTAAAATAAAAAGAATTATTTGGAAAATGATTTGTCATAAATTCTATAAATTCTGTTTCATCGCTTTGTATTAAAAATAATATTTTTGGATTATTTGTTAGTAATTGATTTGCATAATTTAAATATTCATCATAACCACATTTTGTTGTTTCTGTAATTTTATCATTTCCTCTATAAAATAATACACAAATATTTTCATAAATTAAATTATATTTTTTTTCTAAATTATCAACAATTTCATTTATTTCTACTGATGGAGAAAAATATTTTTTAATTAATGGTGTTATATTTTTATAATTTAAATTATTATAATTTGTAAATTGGTATTCATTATGATACTTGATAGGATGTATAATATCAACATCTGTTATATTATTATAATTTTCAAAATAATGAAATGTAATATCTTTGTTTTTATTGCTATCATTTTTATACCATTTAAATTGTTCAGAACTATCTACAGAATCAGGAATTTTTTTATTAGAATTAATAAAATCTACAATTGAAGATAATTTTACAGAGCAACAAGAAAAAAAACCATGACTATGTGTTATTTGAATCATATAATATATAAATTATTAAAATTAACTGTTTTAAACTTTTCTCATTTAAAACGCCCACTTTAGATGAGAAACCTAAATATATACATTATAATATGATAAAATTGAATTAGTTTAAACAATTTTTTACAATTATAAAAAGAGTGATGTTATCGTCTAACGAAATGAATTTGGCAAATAAATATCAACAAAAAACAGATAAACAACATATATTAGATAATCCTGATACATATATAGGTTCAGTAGAAATTGTGGATTCTAATTTGTATATATTCTCTAATTTTGAAAATGCTAAAATAAATATTGTAGAGAAACAGATACAATATATCCCAGCGTTATTTAAACTTTTCGATGAAGGAATTGTCAATTGTAGGGATCATGCAATAAGAATGGAAAAATCTATCAAAGAAAATCAAGAAAATTGTTTACCAGTAACTAATATTGATGTTAGTATTCAAGAAGATACAATTACAATGTTTAATGATGGAAATGGGATTGATATTGCAATTCATCCAGAAACTCAAGTATGGATTCCTGAAATGATTTTTGGACACTTGAGGACGTCTACAAATTATGATAAAACAGAAAAGAAAATTGTTGGAGGTAAAAATGGATTTGGATTTAAATTGGTATTAATCTGGTCAACGTATGGTATGGTAGAAACAGTAGACCATATCAGGGGTCTAAAATATGTTCAAGAATTTAAAGATAATTTGAATATAATTTGTCCACCTATTATTACGAAATGTAAATCAAAACCATACACAAAAATCACATTTCGTCCTGATTATAGTAGATTAGGAATCACAGGATTAACAGAAGATATGTTGAATTTGTTAAAGAGAAGAGTATATGATATAGCAGCAGTGACCGAAAAAAATATTAAAGTGAAATATAATTCTCAATTAGTTCCCGTAAAAAATTTTATTCAATACATTGATTTATATATTGGTACAAAAGAGGAATCGCAGAGAGTGTATGAAACAAATGGTGAGAGATGGGAATATGCTGTAGCATTATCTTCTACCCATGAATTTATTCAAGTAAGTTTTGTAAATGGAATTCATACATCAAAAGGTGGAAAACATGTGGAATATATATTGGGTCAAATAACAAGAAAGTTAGTTGAATTTATAGAGAAAAAGAAAAAGATAAAGGTGAATATGACGAGTATAAAAGAGCAATTGATTTTATTTATTCGATGTGATATAGAAAATCCATCATTTGATAGTCAAACAAAAGATTATATGAATACACCTTCAAATAAGTTTGGTTCAACGTGTATTGTAACAGACAAGTTTATAGAGAAAGTTGCGAAAATGGGAATTATGGATGCTGCGTGTGCAATCACAGAAATAAAAGAAAATAAAGCTGTTAAAAAAATGGATGGTCATAAGACGAAAAATGTGAGAGGAATACCCAAGTTAGTGGATGCGAATTGGGCGGGCACAGAAAAATCGAGTCAGACAATGATTATTTTATGCGAAGGTGATTCGGCAAAAGCTGGAATTGTTTCTGGGTTATCTTCAGAAGACAGGAATATAGTGGGGGTTTATCCTATGAAAGGAAAAATAATGAATGTTCGAGGAGAAACGAAAAAGAAGATTGTAGATAATAAAGAGATTTCTGATATAAAAAAAATATTAGGATTGGAAATAGATAGAGAATATACTTCAATGGAGGATATACATAAGAATTTGAGATATAGTAAAGTTATATTTATGTGTGATGCTGATTTGGATGGAAATCATATCAAAGGGTTGGGAATTAATTTATTTCAATCGATATGGCCGTCCTTGACAAAAATACCTGGATTCATTTCATTTATGAATACACCTATTCTCAAGGCAAAAAAAGGCGAAAAAGAATTGGCATTTTATAATGAAGGAGAATATGAATTATGGAAAAGCGAACAATCAGTGACTACATTGAATCAATGGAAAATTAAATATTACAAAGGTCTAGGAACGAGTACTGGAAAAGAATTTCGTGAATATTTCAAAGAGAAAAAAATCGTTGGATTTGAGATGGGGGATGATTCAGAAGATACGATAGATAAAATATTTAATAAAAAGCGTGCTGATGATAGAAAAGAATGGTTAAGAAATTATGATAGGAAATCGTATTTGAATACATCAAATTCTTCAATAAAATATGAAGAATTTATTAATAAAGAATTAATACATTTTTCAAAATATGATTGTGATAGAAGTATTCCAAACATAATGGATGGATTAAAGATAAGTTTAAGAAAAATATTATTTTCTGCATTTAAAAAGAATTTAACTACGGAAATAAAAGTAGCTCAATTTTCGGGGTATATATCGGAACAATCTTGTTATCATCACGGTGAAGCATCATTAAATGCGGCAATTGTAGGAATGGCACAAAATTTTGTTGGTTCTAATAATATTAATTTGTTTATGCCCAATGGTCAAATGGGTACAAGATTAATGGGAGGTCAAGATTCTGCTTCAGAAAGATATATTTATACACAATTAAGTAGAATCACAAGACATATCTTTTCATTCAAGGATGATAATATATTACAATATTTGGATGATGATGGTTCGCAAGTTGAACCCATTTATTATGCTCCTATTATTCCTATGGTATTAGTGAATGGTTCCAAAGGGATAGGAACTGGGTTTAGTACAAATATATTGTGTTATAATCCGTTAGATATTATTCTCTACTTGAAGAATAAATTATTAAAAAATCCATTGAATACTGAATTTATTCCTTATTATGATGGTTTTCAAGGAACGATTGTTCCAGTAAATGAAAATCATTTTATAGTTAAAGGAAAATATGAAATAATAGGACAAGATAAGATTCGTGTTACAGAATTACCGGTGGGTTATTGGACAAATGATTTTAAAGAATACTTGGAAGAATTATCGGATGGTGTTGATTCAAAAACGGGTAAAAAAATAACCCCGATAGTGAAAGACTATGATGATATGAGTAAGGATACTACAATTGATTTTACGATAACGTTACAAAAAGGAAAATTAGAAGAATTAGGAGAAGAGGGAATATATAAACAATTCAAATTGATTTCTTCATTATCGACAACAAATATGCATTTATTTGATGCGCAAGATAAATTAAAGAAATATTCATCGATTGTGGAGATTATAGATGATTATTTCTTAAAGAGATTAGAAATGTATGTAACGAGGAAACAATGTTTAATAGAACACGTAGAAAAAGAGTTATTATTGTTAAAAAATAAAGTGAAATATATTGAAGAAATATTAGATGGGACGATTGATTTGAGGAGAAAGAGTAGTGAAGAAATAAATAAAATGTTGAGTGATAAAAAATATGAACTAATAAATGAAGATTATAAATATTTAATTAAAATGCAAATGGATTGTGTTACAGAAGAAAATGTGAAGAAAATAGAGAACGAGTATAAAACAAAGAATGATGAATTAACCTTATTGATAAATACATCTTCAGAAGAGATGTGGTTATCAGAACTAAGTACTTTAGAAGAAGAATATGTAATCTTTAGAGAAGAAAAGGATAGAATGTTTTCTTCTAAAGAAATTCCTAAAAAGAAAACTAAAAAGGTAAAAAAAATGTTGGAACTTTAATTTTATTTAAGAGAACTCATACACATAGAATACAATAAGCGATAAGTAATGTAACTGAAAAAATAATTAATTATTAATGCAAAAGCATTAACAAAGAGTACATAGTTTGGTTTTTTTAACGTAAATAAATAAAAAAATCCAAATATAGAAAATATCAAAACGATTAACGCAATGACACATAAAATATAAAAATAGATACAGTATTGTTTAGGTAGAGTTCCTAAAAAATTATTAGAAAGGTTTGATGTCATCATATTATATATTATGTATATAATATAATTTTAAAAATTGGCTAAACCCAATTATGAAGAATTAATTGTTTGTCATTATTGTTTGCTAAAATAGGTGGTGGTATGGGGGTATACATAGTAGAGACGTCAACTAAATATTTTTTATATCCTCTTGCTTCACTATAAACTTGTGGGATACAATAATCCAATACAATTTTATTTAATTGTTGTATTTGTTGTGTTATATTTGTAGGTTGATTTGCTGCGTGTTGTAAATAAATAGATCTCATTATAATTTTTAACGTATCTTCGTCTTGATTAGAAATGACAAATTGTCCATTTGATTTATTATATACTCCTTCTCTAATTGCGCTTTGAATATAACAAATATTCTTATATGAAAAGAATGTATCTGACAAAGATGTATTATTCCATAATCCTTCTGTAGGATTACGAAAGGTAGTACATTGATTTAGTGGTATTTTATCATACATTTGGAAACGATCAAATGAATTAGGCGGGTTACACGTTAAAATATTAATTCTTCCATTTGTAGTTTTTGAATAATTTTGATTCATTAAATTATAACAATAAAAAAATATGTATATTTTATACAAATGGTTGCAAGTTTTCAGAAAACAACAATGAAGATTGCTGGAATTGTTTTATTGGTATGTATAATAGTTTTAGCACTAGTATTATATTTTCCGAGTAATGCTCAAGTATGGCCACCTGTGATTCCAAATTGCCCAGATTATTTTATAGATTCGACAGGGACAGGTTCGAAATGTTTAAATCCTAAAAATATAGGCAAGATAAATAACACTCAAATACCGGATTTTAGCGTTTCACCTTATATTGGTACTAATGGTAATTGTCAAAAATATAATTGGGCGTCATCACAGAATATCACATGGGATGGAATTACTTATGGTGTTCAAAATCCGTGCGAAGCATTAAATAAGTAATGAAGAGATTACATAATACGTTTATAATGAAAATTATATAAAAAAACGATTATTAAATTAGAATGGAAAAATTAGAATTAAATAAATTATTAAATAGAATAAATGAAGAACGTAGTTTAAAAGAATATTTGAAAAATTTCGAATTAAATAAAAACGATTTAACAGCAAAAAATAATATTTATTTATATGGTGGTTCAGGCACAGGTAAAACCACATTTGTGATGAATATTTTAAAAGAATTAAATTATGATATAGTTAAATATGATGCAGGTGATGTAAGAAATAAGAGCATTATTGAAAATATAACAAAACACAATATGTCAGATAAAAATATTATGAGTTTATTTAATAAAAAGGCAAAAAAGATTGCAATTGTAATGGATGAGATAGATGGAATGAATAATGGTGATAAAGGAGGAATTAATTCTTTAATAAAAATAGTAAGACCAAAGAAAACAAAAAAACAAAAGCTAGAAGAAAATACAATGAATCCAATTATATGTATAGGTAATTATCATATCGATAAAAAAATAAAAGAATTAATGAAAGTGTGTAATGTGATAGAATTAAAACCTCCATCATATAATCAAATGAATGAAATAATTTCTCTATTGATGCCTAATGTAGAGAAAATTATAAAAGAAAATATAAGTTATTTTGTTCAAAGTGATTTGAAAAAATTAGTGAATATGTGTGAAATATATAATCATAATCCAACGATATTAAAAAGTGAAATATTTAATAATATTTTTGAAAAGAAATCGGTAAACGACGATACCAAAAATATTACGAATAAATTATTTAATAATAATTATGATATAATAGAACATAATTATATTATAAATGACACAGATAGAACGATAATAGGATTATTATGGCACGAAAATGTAATAGATTATATTTCAAAAGAAGATAATAAAAAAGTAATTCCATTTTATTTAAAAGTTTTAGACAATATGTGTTTTTCTGATTATATAGATAGAATTACTTTTCAAAAACAAATATGGCAGTTTAATGAAATGACATCTTTAATAAAGACATTTTATAATAATAAAATTTTTCATGAACATTTTCAAACAAAACCAAAAATATCTGAAATAAGATTTACAAAAGTATTAACCAAATATTCAACAGAATATAATAATTATATTTTTATACAAAATTTGTGTCAATTATTAAATATGGATCAAAAAGATTTGTATACTTTTTTTTTAAATTTAAAAGAAAAGTATCAGGAAAATTATATTTATTCTCTCTTTGAGAATTATGAAATCAATAAATTAGATATCAATCGTTTTTTTAGATTTTTGGATAAATATACTTTAGAAAACGCAATTGGTATTTCTGATAAAAATATTATTGAAGAAGAATCAAATGATGACGAGTTACCAGAAGAATTATTTGATTAACACAAATCTGTATATTTATCTCGAAGATTTATTTCTTTTTTGAAAATATTTAATAGAGAAATTTTTTCATTTGTATTTATGTTATTATCCAAAAGATACTTTAACAATTTATACATTGTCTGATATTTTTGTAGTTTGATTAAATCTATTATATATTGATTATTTTCTTCTTCGATTTTGATTTCTCTATGAAGCTTTATTTCGTCTTCCGTCATTTCCAAATCATATTCACTTCCATATTCTTTATCAAAAAGAATTGTTTTATGTAAAAACCTATTATTCATATTGAATCCATATACACAGGACAATGAAATAATAAATAATATCTTAAACAACATTATTTATTATTAATGATTAAATATTTATATTGTTATCATTAATGAATAACAACATTTGAACCCATATGCTCAACCACTGTCAGTTCTGGAAGTTCTTCTTTATAAATAAAATTAAATTTATACGTCAACATTTGACGTTTTTTCTTTTCATACCAATTATTTTTATCTTCTTGACTAACACGAATCCCGTGATGCCTTTCAAATTGTTCGGGATTATTGTAAAATAATACAATTGGTTCTCGTGCTTTTTTATTTTCACCCGTACACACAACTACTTTATAATATAAATCTTCATCAAAAGAACCAACTTTGTGAAAAATATTCTTTTTTGTAGTTGTTGGTTTAAAATTGTTTCCAATCAATACATATTGATTCGCTCTTTCAGAATAACCATAAATATATTCAGTTCCAAATTGTGCATTCTTTATAACATTTCCTTGTTGTCCAGAAGTATAACATTTTATTTTATAATGAATCGTCTTCTCATTGTCTGTATCATATTTATGTCTTGACAAAAAATGTATATTTTTATTGTCAATAAGAATATCCTTTACTTTTCTTGTTTCTTGATCCTTTACAGAAGATGTTTCTGAGTAATAATCATCACCAATAAAATATTCAGCCATTTGATTTCTTATTATAATCTTGTATATATTATAGTTTTAAATTATTTTCTAATACACATATTCTATTTTTTAACTCGATATTATCTTTCATTAAAATATTTATTAATTGTTTATGTTCTAGGATTATTTTCTCTACTTGTTTATTTATAATATTTATTTGTTGAACATTTTGAATAAGTTGTTGTTGGATTAATTGATTTTTTTTATCAGTAATTTCTTTGATTTGATTTAATACTTCTGGTTTATTCTCTATTTTTCCAAAATCATAATTGGATAAAATATTATCTATATCTTTCATAAAAAAATCTTTAATCGATTGGTCTTGAATAAAATGATCTATAGTTTTATCAGATATTTTCATAAATTTATTCTCTTGTTGATTTAATAACTCTTTTTTATCAAACGTATTATGGATATGAGAAAATACTAATATTGTTTTTAACGAGTCTAATTGTATCATTGGAATCGTATAATTTTTTAAAAAATGTTTTTCTTCAGCTAAAGCAGCATTATCTTCAAATGAGGTTTGGGTTAATAATTCTCTACGAAAAGCAAATGTTGCTGCCGTAGCATGATTTTGACCATATGGTCCGAATTGATACATTTTATTTATGTGTTTAAAATAAATATACATTTCACTAGATCCAGCAATCATATAAGAAGGATTATTTTTTAATGTGTCTACCGCATGTTGAACTCGTTCTGGAGGATAATAATCATCATCATCCATATATATTATATATTGCCCCAATGCTTTTTCATGCATCAAATTCCTCTTTTTACCCAAAGTCATTCTTGTATCATATTTAAAATACTTTACTTGAGGTATATCTTTTACCAAATCTTCAATCTTATCTGTTCCATCATCTATAATAATCCATTCCATTTTATTTTTTGGATATGTCTGAGAAAGAAAACAGTTAATAATCATATTGTAAAACGGACGACGATTAAAAGTAGGAGTACAAATACTTACTTCTGGATTTATTTTTTTATTTTTATTTTTATTTTTTAACATTTATTAATATCAATCATTTATTTAAATTTATTTAAATTTATTATTATTTTTTAAAAAGATAATTTTTTATTACACTAATCGCAATACCACCAATAGAATAGGAACCATAGTTATACGAGTCTAATAAAGTTGTACTGTCGCCAAACTCAGCACTACAATTATATGTGATTCTATTTGATTTTGAATATTTTTCATACTTTTCTTTTGTAATTTCAATCATATCATTATTTTTTAATGCTTCTTCTTTAAAAGAATTAATTGCATAAGAAGATAAAAATCCATTTTTTTTACTATCTTGATGTATTAATGTATTATTAAAATAACTAAAAATCAGTAATATTATTAAAAAAAGAAAAATAGATCCTAATGAACCACCGCCTAACGAAACTACTTTACAAGTAAATAAATCATATATAAAAACTAACAATAATAGCAATAAAATATATGATTGTTTATATTTTAATCCTCGAATACAACTAATAAAAGAATATTTTTTCGACGGTTCATTTATAATTTTTGCTTTGAAAAATAAAGGTAATATTAAAATAAAAATCATAATGAAAATAGAAATACTTTGAACAGTAATACATAATCCTGGTAATAATAACGGCATTTGAACTATTAGTAATATAATAATTATAATGGCACCAATATATATAAATATTTTCATTATATAAAACGCCATATCAACTTTATCAGCCGCTTTTGAATAAGATTTAGCAATATAAATAATATATGCTACAACAATATAAATATAATATAGAGTAAAACAACAAATAAATAAATAAGATACAAATTTAAAAATATTATAAATTAAACTAAAAAATGTAGGCAGTGGTAGTGCTAACAGTAATAATGAAGGTAAAAACAATAATAAAATTTCAAAAAAAGAATAAGGAATACATAACCAATATGTAAAAATGTTAATAATAAAACCAAACACAAGATCATATAATACAATAGCTAATACAAGTAATCTACGAAATGTATCTAATGGAAAATTTATAAATATCATATACAAAATACTTGATACATAAGTAAGTATATTTGGATCATCGTTATTTTTAGCCTTATTCCAATCTGTTATAACTTGGTCACTTAATGATGGTACTGGTTCCATTTTAATATATTGAATCCAATTTTGCATTTGTAACCATTTATTTATCATTGCATATGAAGATGACAACATTTCTACAACATTGTCGTCATAAGTAAATTTTATTAATTTTCCATATGTTATTTTACATACAGAGTTATCACCTTCTGGATTATCACCTTCTGGATTATCACTTTCTGGATTACCACCTTTTGGATTATCACCTTCTGGATTACCATCGACTGATTTAATTTCTTCTGGATTAACATCTTCTGTTTGATCAGACGAAAATTTAAATGTATCTTTGATACATTGTTGTAAACTAACGTAAAATGAAATATCATCTGTTATTATTGTATTATCATCATCTGGTGTAGGTATAGCTTCAACCGCATCACCTATATTATTACGGTTATAAGACTTATTCCCATTACTTATGAATGGTTTATTAAATGGAGAACAATAACCACTTGTTGAAAAATTAAGCACGCCACTTAAAATTCCAGATCGTCCTATTTTTAAACTATAAATTAAAGGAACCCCTATGAATATAATTCCGCAAATAATTTGTAATACGTGATAAGTATATACTTCGTAAAATGATATTACTTGTTCAGATGCTTGTTTTTTTTTTTGAATCAACTAAATCACTATCATTTGCTTCATCTTGCATTATAATTTTAAAGAATATATTATAATTATATATTTTCCTTTTGAAGTATAAAATATTATAATTATATATGAATTATAAAAATGCAGAAAATATAATATTAGTGCTTTTATTTTTATTGATTTTATTGAATTCTTATTCTCTAAAAGAAGGATATGGTAATTATAGTGATACAGTTGATTTACCAATTAATACTAAATATTCTTGTAAAAATATGTGTGGTCCTCAAGCCATATGTAGTTTAACTGGTGAACAATGTACTTCTGATATAGATTGTTACGGATGCCAACCTAAAAAACAAAATAAAAATAAAAAATTTAAAGACGTAAATCCTTACGATGATGCTGGAAAATTAACGGATAATATGACACCTAATTATTCGGTCTTAACAAATGATATTGGCACACAAGCATATTATTTTAAGGATAAGATAAATAGTCCGGCATTATATTACAATAAAGGAATTAATACATGGAGAGAAACGTTTGATGCAGAACAATATTTATATAATAAAAGATATAATCCTTCGATTTATTTTACTCAATTTATACCTAGTTATAAAGCAACACCTACCTTATCCGGAGAATTTATGGTAGTTGGTCCTCTAGCATCCAACGCAACTTTATAATATATTATTATTATATGAGTTGGTTATCCATGTCTTCTTCTCGGCGTCGTCGTTCTTCACCACCTCCTTTACCCAAAATAAATATAGCTGAACAAGAATTAAATAAACAAGATATTGCTGAAATAACACATTTTCTTAAATCATCACCCTATTTTAAAAAAGACTATGAACAAAAAGTAGGTAAGCAATCGTGGATGAATCCTTTAAGAAATTTATTAGAAACAAACAAATTAAATGATACAACAAAGATGAAATTGTTTAATATAATTGACCCAGAAACAACAAGAGAAATGAAGAGCCAACTTGATACTTATAAAAAAGTAAAAACAATTGCTGAATCGAGTATCAATCCATTTAAACACGATAGAGAAATGGAAGAAGAATATACACGTTTTAAAGGAGATAACCCATTTGGAGGAAAACGAAAAACACGAAGAAATAAAAGGAAATCATTAAGAAAAAGATATTAACATAATATATGATTTCATTTGAAAAAACATTAATTAATATTAAAAAAATACCAGATGTTCCATTATATGCAAATGTTATTTGTATCATAAATAGAGAAGCAGATCCAGATAAAATAAATATTCCACAATTAGTAGGATATTTAAATGAAATAAATATTCCTTCACAAGATAATTATAATGAGGTTATACATACATTGCGTTCAGTAATTTTAGGCAATCAAGCACGAATGTGTAGATTTTTAGGAGGAATAGAGAAAAAAGATTTCAACACAGATAATTTTATTTTATTAAGTTATATTAATTTTGAAAATAAAAATTATATTAATGGATTCATCAAAGTAAAGAATTGTCCTATGTATCATAATATCATAAAAACAAATTATATTTGCACTGATTTATATTTTAATGGTATAGGAAAATCATTATTGACGTTGTTAAAAAGTATCATTATTAAATTAAGAATACCAAAGTTAAGAATTCAATCTGTGAATAGACCTACTACTTTAAATTTTTATACAACTCAAAATTTATATCCGATCAGAGACCAAACAGAAACAAAGTATACGTGGATGGAATGGGATTATACTACGAAAACAGAAAAAGATGATGGATATTTACATAAAATGAAATATCCTTTTCCAATAGTTCTAGATAAAGAAAAATATATGAAAAATCGTAAGGATGTGGATGATGCCATACTTATTCCTTATCGCGTTAATCCCAATGCACGATCGAGATCGAGTAGTTCAAGAAGAAGTAATAGTGTTTTTCGTGATGTAGAATCACTATAGAAATAATATTTTGTAAATTATAAATAAATACGTCGAGATAAGAAACTTATTAACAAAAAAATAATAATTATATTTAATAATATAATATAATTATTAACTTGCATATAATAATCCACAATTTCCACCAATAAAATTAACCACATTATATCTTTCTTCGAAAAGAACCATATTATAATAATAATCATATATTCTCCAAGTAGGTTTATTAATACCAACAACATTTCCAGATTGTGGATCACAAATCACCAAACTTTGTGCATTTGGATCGATTGGTGGTGTGATAGTAACTGTTTCTAATTCAATATTAGTAAATCGACTCATATTCATTGCACCACTTGGTTGTAAATCTAGGTTAGACGAATTCATACAAAAATTATACACATATAATCCATCTTTTCCCGAACCCGTTGTTCTAGTATATTTCTCTATATAATTATAAATACCAGCGGGTTGTTGATTTTCTCTATAAATACCATCTAACAATATCCCCATTGTAACTAATATGTTTTTTGTATTTTCAAAATTATAATTTCCAGTAATCATCCAACCAGTTAAAAACCCATCTGCGTTGACACCTGGACCTATTTCTACAACTGTATTACTTCGTTCAACAGGAAAGGATCCATTTGTGGGTGCTTGTATTAAATCTTGAGGTAAATAGTTATATGGCCAATTCGTATAATTACTCCATTCGTTTCTTAAATTTACATCACTTCTTTGAAAATAAAACATCCAATCTATAATCATTCCAATCGAATCAATAGAAATACGATTGGAACCTGTAATATTATAATATATATCTTCTCTTACTTGTTTGAATAAATATTTTTGTTCTTGTAAGGCAAATATTCGTGATTCTTCGTTAGAAAGAAAAGCATATGTACAATTTAAATGAATATCAGCATTCCAAAGAGTTCGAATATCTGTGTATGACATAACACCCAAATCAATATCAGGTGGTGTTTGTAGAAAACGATACATTTGCATATAATATAAATTAAAGTTGGGTGCCACATAAGGAAAATTATTTACAGTATCATAAACATCACGAATTTGAAATAATTCTTGAATAGGTCTCATAGTAATATTAATATGTAATTCATTATATTGTAGAGAAATAAGAGGGAATGCCATTTGACTTTTCAAATTAAACCAAGCATTTAAAGGTATATATAATATGTTTGCGCGTATACTTGGTTCTGCTCCAAGTGAATTTGTTGTATAATAAGAATTGGGATAAGAATTGACTCTAGTACCCGAATTTGCTGGATCATAAATTTCCGGAACGTGTCCGATCATTTTAAAAAATAATTCTTTTTTTTCTGTAGTGAAATCTCTTAAAACAGAATTTAATATATATGCTCCCGAAAATTCTTGTATGGTTTGATTTCCACAAGTAATGGTTACTTTGGAAATCATTTGAGCACCTAAATATTCAATCCATTTAAACTCATACGGAACCCATTGATTTCCATTTTCTTCGGTTGGTGGAACAATAATACTCCAAATATTAGGTAGTTCAACAGATAAATAACAATCCATTAATAAATCAGCATATCTTGGAATTTTAAATGTAAAATTGGATTCTTCAGTTAATCTTAATGTTTTAGATCCATCAAAATCTACCCTAAACTTTTGTAAGCCGAAATTGGTATATTTAGAATAGGTCGATTTGAAAAAAGTTTTAGATGGATTACCATTTAAAATAATATTTTGTTGTCCTTCACTTACTAATTGCATTAACCCCCCGGGCATATCTAATATATAATATACTTTTTATTTAACTTTATTGTGAATAAAAGAATAAAATAATCAATTATATTAATAATATGGATAAAATATGGATAATCACAATTATAATTATACTTATTATTTTATTTATATGTTTTGGTATAAAATCACCAAATAAAGAATCGTTTAGTTTATTTTCATCTAGCACTGCAACAAAAGAACCAAACAGAAAAATAAGTTCAATGACATTAAATAATACATCGACGGATGATTCTCAAGAATCTACTAGTCAAGGATCACCTGACGACGATCCAAGTGGAACGGGAATTACTGGAACGTATGCAATGAGAGATTATTATATTTTTTCATCGTATAATTCGTGTAATAATAACACTACTACATCAAATAATAAAGTAGATACTCAATCATTAAAAAATGTAATTTCTCAAGGTGTAAGATTATTGGATTTTGAATTATATTCATTAAATAATGATCCTATAGTTGCAACGTCAAGTATACCTAATAATTATTTTATAAAAGAATCAAATAGTTCTGTTCCATTTAGAAATGTATTTGATACAATTATAAACACCGCTTTTAATATATCTACTGCACCTAATCCTACAGACCCATTATTTATCCATTTAAGAATACAAAGTACAAATCAAAAAATGTTTTCTAACTTAGCATTAATATTTAAAAACTATGAGAATAGTGGTTATATATTAGGACCACAGTATAGTTTTGAATATCAAGAATGTAAAGATAGTACCAATAATGATTTAAAATGTTCAATAAGAAATATTACTTCTCTACCATTAAATAAGTTTAAGAACAAAATTATTCTAATTATAGATAAACAAAATACAAATGTATTAGATAATAAAGATTTAATGGAATTTTGTAATTTAATGTCGAATTCAATTAATTGTAGATTAATAACAAACTATGAAATGAAAAATTCTCCAGACCAAAATGAATTAATAGAATTTAATAAAAGAAGTATGTGTATTGTTACACCTGATATAGGTGCAAAACCAGATAATCCAAATATTTCAACGGCAAATTTATTAGGGATTCAATTTACAGCAATTAATTTTTCAAATGAAGATAGTTTATATACAAAAACAATAAATTTATTTAATGATAATGGAAGCGCATTTATATTAAAACCTGAAAATTTACGTTATGTACCATTATATGTTCCAATTCCAAATGATCCACCACCTGGATATTCATTTGCACCTAGAGACTTGGAAGGTAGATATTTTAATTTCCAAATATAATTGTAATAAAATATATTTTTATTATATGGAATCGTTCAAATGTGAAAAAGGTGTTGCATTAGAAGATTGTGAATTAGCTATAATACGTATGGCAGTAGATAAGGCAGAAGAAATAGAAGGAAAAGCAATTGTGAATTCACCAGAAGTAAAAGTAATTATTACTATTGTAGAAGATTTTTTAAAAAAGAAAAAATTAATTGCTTATGGTGGAACAGCGATTAATTCAATTCTTCCGATAGAAGATCAATTCTATAATAAAAATACAGAAATACCAGATTATGATTTTTTTTCTCCTAATGCTTACCAAGATGCAAAAGATTTAGCTGATATTTATTTTAACAAGGGATTTCAAGAAGTAGAGGCAAAAAATGGAGTACACGAAGGAACATATAAAGTTTTTGTAAATTTTATACCGGTAGCTGATATAACTTTTTTAAATAAAAGTATATTTCAAGCATTAAAAAAAGATGCGATTTGTAAAGAAGGTATATTATATGCCCCGCCTAATTTTTTAAGAATGTCCATGTATTTAGAATTATCAAGACCCGCTGGTGATGTGAGTAGATGGGAAAAAGTGTTGAAAAGAATCACTTTATTAAATAAAAATTTTCCATTGAATGCAAAAAATTGTTGGAAGATTGATTTTCAAAGAAAAATGGAAAGTAAAGAAAAGATAAATATGATTTACAATACAATTAGAGATACATTTATAAAAGAAAAAGTTGTATTTTTTGGTGGATATGCCATTTCTCTATATTCTAAATATATGCCTAGTAAATTGAAACATAAGTTTAAAAAATATCCAGATTTCGATGTATTATCAATAGAGCCTTTAAAAACAGCTGAAGCGATAAAAAAATCATTAAATGATATTGGTATTCAAAATGTTTCTATTGTAAAAAGAGAAAAAATAGGTGAGATTATTTCTCTACATTATGAGATAAAAGTAGAGAAAGATACAGTTGCTTTTATTTATGAACCATTGGCGTGTCATAGTTATAATATAATTAAAATAAATAACCAGTCTATTAAGATTGCAACAATCGATACAATGTTGAGTTTTTATTTAGCGTTTTTATATTCTAATAAAGATTATTATGATATAGATAGAATATTATGTATGTCTCAATATTTGTTCAAAGTCCAACAACATAATCGTCTTGAACAAAAAGGATTATTAAAAAGATTTAGTATTGATTGTTATGGTCATCAAGAAACATTAGAAGAAATAAGAGCCAAAAAAAATAAATTATTTTTATCTTTAAAGAATAAAAAAAATACAAAAGAATATGAAAAACATTTTATGAGATATCGACCTATTGAACAAAAAATAATATCTAAACCTCATAAATCTTTTTCTAATAACACAAAAAGCTTACATAATAAAACAAAAAATACAGAAAGTAAACCAAGACTTACAAGAAAAAGAGGAAGAGGTGGATTGTTTATTTAACACTTTTTATTTTTATTTTTTTATATCAGAAATATATGTCAATACATATTATTGTTGCAAGGTATAATGAAAATATAGAATGGACTAAAAAATTTTCGAATGTGACTATTTATAATAAAGGCGAACCATTAAATAATGGATATAATGAAATATTATTAAATAATGTTGGTAGAGAACAACATACTTTTTTTAAATATATTTATGATAATTATGATAATCTAGAAAATTATAGTATTTTTTTACAAGGAGACCCATTTCATCATTTATCAAACACAATAGATAAATTAAATGAAATAATAAATGATAAAGAATATGATAAAGATTTTGAGATATTATCTCATAACATTTTTGATTGTAATTTATCGGGCTGTAAATATCATTGTGGAATACCTTTAATAGAAATATATGAAAAACTGTTCAATGAAAGAAAAGAAAATATGGAATTTAAATTTGGTGCTGGAGGACAATTTATCGTTTCTAAGAAAAATATTTTAAAACATCCTAAAGATTTTTATTTAAAAATTGTTGAATTTTTACAGAATGATATAAGTCCAATTGAAGGATATGTTATTGAACGTTTTCATAAAGTTATTTTTGATTAAATAATTATTCAGAGTATTGAATTTCACCTTCACTTTCATTTACGTGGATAAATAATGACAATACATAATAAGCGATTCCAAATAGTATACTCATAAATAAATTTCCATAAATATTAATATTTCCATCTTTAAAGAATAAAATAGGAATATATGTTATTAATAATTTTTTAATATAAGGAAGTTGTAATAAAAAATAAAAAATAGATAATAAAACTGCCATTTGTATTTCATTGTAAGTATTTTCAAATAAATATAAATAATTTTTTGCTTTGTGTAAATTTTCTCTAAAGTTATTTTCTTCGATATCTTCTTCCTCAACAAAATTTGTATTATTTGGAGGAGGAATATATTCTTGTTGAACTTGGTTATCTAATTGTTGAGTTTTATGAGTTGGAATATCTCTAGATTGTAATTGTGTTGCCCCTGTTACACTTGCTTGTTGAATACCCGATACAATTTGATTGATTGTTGTTTGATCTAAAGTTACGCCTGAATTTACTGGATTTACTGGATTTAATTTGGTATCTTGACCCGCAATATTATCTGTAACACTAAATTGAATATTTTGATTCGTTGATGGTAAATCAAAGATATTGGTCGTTCCAGAAGCCATTTATATTTATAAATGAATTATAAATATAATTATGACGAATTCGAAGTTATTAACACATCCTTTTTAGTATTATTACATTTTGTTGAAACTAAATTATATTTGTAACATTTACCATCTTGTTTATATATTTTATTCTCTACTTCGTTTAAATCTGGAGCATTAAATATAATACACTCATTATCTTTACAAACTTCTCTAAAAATAGTAGCTAATCCTAATCCCAATAAAATAGATACAACATATTTTCCAGTATTTGATTTTACAAATTTGGATATATTTATCGTCATATAAATTAAAGTATAAAATATTTTATATATAAAATAAAAATATAATATATGAGTTTAACTATATCTATAGATGGAATTGAATTTACTTTACTTCGAAAGACAAATTATGATGATAGATATAAAGAAGTAGTAAATGTAGAGAGTATTATTGTTGAGGATGATGATGAAATACAAAAATATAATTTTTGGGTATATAGGTCTAATAGTGAATTAGGGCTATGGAGATTATGTATTAATTTGCGTGGAAAATTTCATAAAGGCCCCGATTATATTCAATCTACACTTATTCATATAGAATTACAACATTTTATAAATGAGAATATTGATTTGATACCATTTGTTTCTAATAATGGAAAGATAAAATTATGTTCTTATAAAAGCTTAATAACAGATGTTATTGATGACAAAGAAGAACGAGAAATACACGAAGAACCTTTTTTAACATTAGATAACTTAGATAGGAAAACAAGTAGCCCAAGAATTGGTTGTGGTCATATTCCATCAGGATATAAAGATAGAGAAATTAATGAATTTTTACATGTTTTTTCTGAAGAATTTGAAGAATTATTTACAATAAAAAATGTAGAAAAGATTATTAGTAATTATGATTTTGTATTTGAGGAATCATTATTTATTAGAGGGATTGTTTTTTGTGTTCATTTAACACGTAAACGCAAACTAAAAAGAAGCAGAACGAATAATATTAAATTATATTTTATGGCTGCTAAATTAGAAAATATAGATACTATGAACCCAAATTATGAATCAGCAAAACAACACATATGTGATAAAACAATTCATGTATTTCCATTTTTATTAATTCCTTCTGATTCAGGAGCCAATCAATACGCTTGTTACACTAGTTATATTCCTTGTGGAATATATATTTGTAAATTATTTGATTATCATACTCTCTCTACTCATTATCAATGTACATTAGAAGAAATCGAATCTAAGAAATGTAATGATTATTATTCTTATATTGGTGAAAGATATGATCATCTATTTCCATTTGAAGAAGCATTAATAACTTATAGAAATAGTTGTATTCAACCAATGAGGGTTACATCGCCAAGGGCATCGCCAAGGTCCAAATCGAAATCTGATAGTTATTCTGGTGAAGGTATTTTTAGAGATGTAGAATCAAATCATAGTAGCTCAAGTAGACGTAAAACAGATGAAATGATTACAATTAAATTTTCTGGTGGTAAAACAAAGAAAAATAAAAGCAGAAGAAGTAAAAAGAAAATATAACTCAATATAATTATAATAAAATTGAACGTGTTTATTGTTTCTCTACATATGTAAATTACAACAATGGAAGAAACGATCGAAAACAAATATTGTTTTGAATGCGACAAAAGAGTTGGTAAAAAAGAAAAAGGTTTAATCGAAGAAAAAGGAAAATGGATCTATTATACAGAAACTTATAACATTTTGTATCAATCATTTGATGGTGTTTCTATTTATATTTGTTTGGATTGTGAGCCTAATCCAGAAGTATGGGAATGTAAAATATGTAATAAAGAATATGATTTTACAACAGAATTTTGTGATGAGAATAGATTTAGAAAATGTTCAGAATGTATTATTAAAGATTTATTTATTTTAAGATGTGAATGTAATGTATGTAGAGAAATAGTTGAATCTAACCTCATTATACCAAAATAATATATTTATTAATTTATATGAGTAGACCATCATCTAAAAATTCAAATGATAGTATTATATTAGTACCACCACCATATACCACACCACCACCACCATATACCACACCACCACCACCATATACCACACCACCACCACCATATACACCACCACCACCAGCATATACAACTCCTCCACCACCCGCTTACCAACCAAATATTGATATTCCTATTCCTATGAATCACAGAGAGTCTATTAATATATATGATATGTATGTATTATTTGAAATGATAAATAAAATGATTTATACAAGATGTAAAACAAAAAACATATTTTTAAAAAAAATAGGATATCATATGTTTTCTCTTGAAATTAAATATAAATATGATGAGACAACTAATAATATAATTTATTTTTCATTGAAAGATAATAATATTTATTTTCAAATTTATAAATATGATTTTTTATTATATTATATATTTTTAAAAATAACTTCTGTTTTGATTAATTATAATACTTATGTATATGCGTATAATAATTCACAAAGTTATATAACTTTATTTACAATAATAAATATTATTTCAAACAATAATTTGTCACCAATATATTCTATTTTAAATAAATCGAATAAACAATATTTTGATTATTTAATAGAAAATAATATAATTTTAAAAAAAAATATATCTAATGGTAATAATATTCATATAACGACATTAATCCCAAATGATAGTATAACGTTAGATCCATCAAATAAATATATTATAGATAATAAGGATGATTTACATATTCTTAAAATATATAAAAAAAACATAATTGAAGAGTATTTAAAAATCAATAAAAATATAAATATTTTTTTTAATACAGAAAATATAAATTTAGATGATTCGATAAAAACACAAATAGAAAAAATGCCTTGTCAATCAAAAAGAAAAAAAATAAAGTTGACAAAAACACATAAACATAAACCTTTATCATTTGAAAAATTTGAAAAAAAACGTAAAAGTTTGGGTTCTATTACAAAAAAAAAGAGATCAAGAAATAATACTTCTCTACGAAATTCTCGTAAGCTTCCTTCATTCAATAATACAAATATAAATATTGGATTATTAGTTGTTACTGTTCATGGAGGTATTAGTATAAAAGAAACAGCAGATAATGTTTTACATCTTCCAGTAGTAAATATTCCAGTTAGAGATACAAAACTATATTATAAATCTATTACATTACCGGGTTATTATAATTATTTTCTCTCAGAAAAAGAAGACGTTAGACGTTCATTAAATAGTGAAGATAATGATATTGAGTATGTAGGTGATTCATTATTATCCGATATAGATTCGATTAATGAAGGACGTATTGGGGCTACGATTAATAGACAGTATGAAATTACGCTTGGACATTATAGAAATATTTTTGAAAGATGTTTTAAGAAAAATCCATTAAGGTTTTACGAAATATTTTATTCTTGTGGAAATAAAATTATAAATAAATTTTTAAGAGGAATAAAAACAAAAACTCCAAACTTACGACCACAAGATAAAAAAATAATTGATTATTCAAAATTAAATAAGACAACAGGTCCAGGACCTATTCATACAATATTAGATAAAGTATTAGAATTTGGTGGTAAAATGAAAGAAAATACTAAAATCACATTGATCGTTTTTAATAATTCTTCCAAAGAATTTGAGAGATATAATTTATCCGATGTAAAAGTTCTAACTGAAATTTTTGGTAAAGACCTAAAAACATTAGCACTAATAATGCGAATGAAAATGAAAAGTAAATTTATGTTATCTTCTCTTATTGAAATGGTATTAACTTATAAAAAAGGATTGGATTCATTATATGTATACGACACAAGTTGTAGTTCGTATGATAGTGAAGTTGCGATGCGTAGAATGAATGATATAAATACACTCATTGATGATTTGCCTAATTTTGTTGGAAAATAATTATTGTTGAATGGGAATAGTAGAGAAAAGTCCATTTTCTGGACAAGGAACTTCTTTCGAAACAAACGCGAAACAATTTTCTGCTGCATCTTTATATTGGATTTTTGATATATTTTGTGGTGTAGGATAAACTATAATTTTTTTATTTTCAGAACCAATCATATAAACGAAAAATAATCCTATTAAAAAACTAATGATAAATATTTTTAATGAAATAAATTTGAACATAATTATATTGAATGAATATAATTATATTTACGAAAAATAAGTTATTGTAATTCTGTTCTAATATACATAATATTATTTGCTGAATTATTATTATCATTATATTTTGATTTTGCGTTTTTAGTAGCTTTTAATATTTTTTTCATTTTTTCGTTTGTAGTAAATTTTGTTTGTTGCGCAATAAATAATTCGTATTGTTCTCTGAATTTATATTTATCTTTTTCTTTTACATCTTCTGGTAAAAAGAAATCATCATCTATTTCTATTTCTTCTGGTCTTATTCTTATAGTTCCTTTTTCTTTATCAGTATACATACCTGTAGTTCCAGCATATTTAGCTAAAGATGCGTTTTCAGAAATGATTAATTCAGGATGTCCTTCTATTGGTTCTCTAGAATCGAGAGAAAAAACATTATAAAATTGTGGATTGTTCTTTTTAAACTTGGATGCTTGATAATAATGTTCTACTGTTTTCCAAGTTTTTCCATCCAACACAAATTCTCCAATTCCATAATTAGACAAATAATATCTCCAATTTTTTATTTTATTTAATTTATCAAATTTGGGTTCTTGATCTGTTGGTATTTTTTCTCCTTTTGCTTTTCCTGGAAACGCATCTGTTGTTTTTGTGGTGATGATAAATTCTATTTCATCATCATATAGATTACCATTTTCTACAATATTTGGAATTTTATCTATTAAAATATAAATCTCATCAACTGCTTCTCCTTCAATGATTTCATCTTCTCTCACTACATCTTCTTCTTCTTTTTCTTTCTCTTTCTCTTTCTCTACATCTTCAACTTCGACATCCTTCACTTCTTTATCTACATCTTCTTTATCCAAATCAATTACTTCATCATTTATTTCTTCTACTTTTTCTTCAATATTTATTTTTGGTAGAGGGACATAATCTTCATCTTCTTCTATATCTGAATATTGTTCCCAAAAAGAAGGTTCAGCAATAGATATTTTGGGTTCTTTTTCTTTTTGAACTTTTGTTTTTATAGACTTTTCAGTTTTTTTCTTTAATGTTTTTGCTTTTTTAGGAGAAGAAGATCGTTTCTCATTTGTTACAACTTTTATTGGTAATGTAGAGAACTCATTAAAATATATATCATATTCTTTTGGTATTTGAATTAATCGAACTGTTTTTTCTTTTTCGTCGTATTCAACAGAAGGATTAACATATTTTAATAACATAATTTCATCTAATAATCCCACATCTTGGCTACTAAAATTAGATAAAAAATCTACATAAATATTTACAGCTTCATCTAAATCTTCAGGATTTTTTTCAGTATTATAATTTAAAATATTTATTTTTATATTTTCTATTTGAGTATATAACTTCGATTGTAATTTTTTTAATTTTTCATAATCACCATTTTTATCTATAATATTTGAATATAATTCCATAAAAACCTTTAATTCTAAAGTATGTTTATCAAAATCAGTCATAATTTTTTCAAACTTATTTGTAGATTCTGGATTAATATATCCGAATAAAATATCATTTTTATATAAAATAATTTTTAATTTTAACTGTTTTATTTGTTGTTTAAGTAGAGAAATCTTTTCATAAAAAGTTTCTATTTTCCCTGTTAAAATTTTTATCTTTTTTGAACAAGAACTTTGAGAATTACATTCAGCAATCAATGTTTTATTTCCATTACTATTGATTGTTTTGAAAATAGTGAATCCATCATTTCCACAAAAAATACATTTTGCTTTCTTATTCATTTCATATTTGGATTTTAATTTATAATAATTATCTATTGCTGATAAAACTGATTCCGATTTATAAATTTTTCCCATCTCATATATATTTTGAATTGTTTCATCTAAATAAGCAATTTCTTCTTCCATATATTTAATTATTTATTATTTAATGATTATAGAGCGAAGATAAAATAGACTATATTTAAATATCAGTCATCATTGGTAATCCTGTAATAAGAGATTCAGACATTTTTAATTTTGCGTCTTGATAATTTTTTATTTTCGATAATATATAATGTTGTTTTTCTTTATTTTTTGCTTCTTTTTCTTTAGGTGTTAGTTTTTTTTTGTATTTTATTATTAATATTAATAAAACAATAATAGTTAATCCAATTCCTAAAGAAACATTCACAATTCTATTATGATATTGTTCTTTGAAGGTATGACATTGTTTTAATGTTTCATTTACATAATATTTCATTCCAGGTTCAACTAAGCTCATTGTTTATTATGTTATAATATCAAAATAAATTATCCGTAATATCTATAATATGGCTGATATTTCATCGAATGGACTTATTATTTTGTATATTATAACGGTTTTATTTATTATTGTTATGTATTATTCGGAAATAAATACACCAACAAAGATAAATTATATTGAGTTAGTTGGTTTATTTGTAATTATGATATTAGAATTTTTTATTGGCTTTTCAATTACTAAAAATGTTGGGACTTTATTTTTAGCAGTTTTTGTTACTTGGATAGTTATATTTACACCTACTCTATTAATATATTTGATACCAATGAATGGTTATGTAGATGAATTAAATTCTATTTTTTCTAATGTGATTGGCTATTTATTTGTTGCAAACGAAGCAAGTAATATTTTGTCACAATTAGGGTTAGAAAAAGAAGGTGAAGATGAAGGTGAATCTATTAAAGAATCAAAAAGATTAATTGCTCAAATAAATAATAGTAAAAATATATTTATTAATCAATTAACACCATATAATTTTGATTATTTATGGAATAATTTATTTTCGCCTCTATTTAAGGCGGATAAAAGAGAAGAAATTAAAAAACGATTACTAGATATAACAAACCAAAAATTTGTTATTGGTAAATGTATATGGTATTTGTATACGTGTATAATTTCAATTACAATAAGTTCATTCTTTATGGCTTTATAAGAAAATTTATACAGCAATGATTATATAGTATTTAATTACCATATAACATACAATTGCTAATAAAATTGATAATAACCAAATAGGAAGAATTGTCTTCTTTTTATATCCAACACCAAATTGTCTTAATGTTCCATTTGAATTATAAATAAATAACGGTTTATCATATTGAATAATAAAATAAATTATTAAAAATAAAAGAATACTCATTAATGTTTGATATTTTTTAATAAAAAGTGCTACCATATATTTCTACCAATAAAATAATTATTCATCTCTATCCCTATCATTATATTCTTCTCCTTCATCATATTCATCATATTCGTTCCCATCATTGAAATCATCTTCATCTTCATCACCGTGTTCTAATTCATCCTGATCTACATTTGATTCATCTTGGACTTCGCCTTCTTTTTCTTGTTCTATCAAAATATCTCTTACTAATTCAACTTGTCTCATTTCTTCTTCTGCTTGTTTTGTTTTCTGTAAGACAGTTGTATCTATCACATCATAATCTTTTGTATATTTAAACACCTTATCAGATAACCCTTTCCCCCAAATACCCAAACGATGTGCTTTCATATTATTATCTGCTTTTCTTGCTTCATTTGTCATTTGTTGTAATCTAGTTATCATTTCGCTTTTTTCTATTTCTTTGAATTTAAATTCTTTATCGAATACTTCTCTATATGAGATATCGAGTGTTATTTTATCTTCATTCATCAAATTCATATAATTAATTAATAGATGAATTAATATGATGATAATATTTTGTTTAAAACTTGGATTGGCATCTACAGTTTCTAAAATATCAAAAGTAACTTCTATATAAGTAGAGAAAATTGACAGATAATAAAATGTAAATAATGACAAAGTAGTCTCGTTATCAAACAATCTTTTATTTGATTCAGATAAAATAGGTGTTTGATTCATTAATTCCATAATTAAATTACAAAATTCATTTTCTTGAATTTTATTTAATATTAAAATAATAGTTCCTTGGTTTTCATCATTTATTAATTCATTTAATGAAATAAATCTTTGATAATATTTGATTGTTTCATTTTTTATAGAAGTCAAATCTTTATCAGAAAGTCCTTGATATTTATTTACAATTCCATTAAATAAAGGAGAGTCGATTCCGTTTTTAAGAAAATTGGTAGCTAAAATATTTGGAAATACTTTTGCAATATTATAAGTATAATTTTTGATAAATGTAATTAAATTACAAAAATTAGATGGATATTTTTTCCATTCGAAAATTGTTTTAAAAAAATCATCTATTTTTTTATCTAATCTATTCTTTTTGGATAAAAAATTATAAATATATTTTATCAATTCATTATTTACGTGTGTGATATCATCATTTATTTTATCACGATCTTCTTTTGTAACAGCACTTTTTTTATCTACATTATTTATCCAATGATTTATAAATTGTAATAAATATTTACTTTTTGATAGAGGATGTTCATCCTTTAATGTCTTATTTATATCATCTTCTAATTTATCACGAGGTAATTCTTGTACCGTATCCATATGACTAGGTAAAAGCATTCTCAAATTTTCTAAAGGTTGAATAATTTTTACTTCTGAAATATGAATATGAATAATATTATGATATCCAACCCGTTGTAATAATTTTATTAATTCAGCATTTGTATAATTTTTTCCTATTTTTTTAAGTTTCTCTACTTTTTCGTTAATAGAATCATTTAAATCAAAAAGATGAATATCTGGTTTTCCATCTGTACATTTACAGATTGATTTGAAATCATCTGGAATGGGTTTTAGTTTTTCAAAATTACAATAATTAATAAAAGCCATAAATATTGTTTTTTCTGTGAATTGATTACTGATGTGTGGATATTTTAATTTTGTATTTTTATTAATAAATAAAAATGGTGAAAAAGTCATGAATCGAATATCATTCAAACGTAATGAATTTTTATTAATATTTTCTAGATACGTATGTATAATCGGTTTTACACGAATAAAATAATCTATAAAATTATGTTCTGTATCCAATGACAAACAACAAGAATTTTCCAAATAAACTTGATTCGATAAACTTTTTAATTTTAATTCTTCTGAATCAATCACATCTTGTATTTCTTGTTGAATAAGTAGAGAAAATATAATATTTTTTCCTTCTAAAATATTGATATTATCATATTGTGTTATATCACCTGTTTTTAATTTTCTAATTAAATTTTTTTTGAATTCTTCAGAAACGTCATTGATGTGTGTTTTGATATTTATATTAGTTAGAGGAGGTAAAAATTGTTTCCAATTACTTATTTTATATTTTTTTGGTATAAATTCAATAGTTTTTTCTTCCAATCCATTTGAAATTGCTTCTACTTTGAGTTGTTTTCTTTGTTCGATGAGTGATAGACTATCTTTATTATCCATTATTTTTTCGATTGCTTTATTAATTTCTTTTTCTAATTCATCTAATTTCATACGTGAACCATCTGATTTAATTAAAGAAACCCATGGTTGATCTTTTCTTTTTGTAAAATGATAACTAATTGTAGAAATAAATTTAACAGATTCTCTACTTCCTTCTGGATTCGATGGATAAAAATCGATTGAACAACAGAAATCATTTAAAACAATATTTGGAATGTTGGTTTGTAGAGAAATTAGAAATGTAGAAATAGTAAGATATAATAAATTACGATTGATATAATCATTATATTCTACGATTTTTATATCAGGATTTTTTGCTTTGTTTCTTTTAGCTACTTCTTTATACTTTTTTTCACTTGGAAATGTATTTAATTGTTGATAAACTATATTTGCAATAAAATCATTTTTTGTTTCATTATCTAAATGAATATGATTCAAATAAGAACACAAATCATCAATTGTTTTTATGATTAATTTATATTTTTCATATTTCATATAAGGTCGATCTTTTATCGTCATTTCATTTAATTTTATTGGTTCTTGTTCTTCTTCTTCCAAATACTCTCTCGATACTACTTTAAAACCATTTTCATATCCTTCAGCTGAATCTAATAATTTTTTTTGGATTACATATCCACTATACTTATCGACATAGGATTCGCCATCATCGCCATTTTCACCTTGTGTTTGAATAATATAATCTAATTTATTTTGATATTTATCACGATCATTAATAAATATATATGCTAATTCATAAATAAATAAAGGTAATAATTTAGTATTTGTTTTTATACAAAATAACCAATAATGATCTGTATTTGTTTTATCAGAAACGTGATAAGTATATTTTTCTTTGAATTGAATAATTTTATTATATCTAATTACAAGATCACTTATACCCAAGATAATATCTCTTAATTGTGTATAAGGTGAAATATTAGTGTCTTTGTCAAATCTCATTTCTCTACTTGCTTCTTCACCTAATTTATATTTTATTTTTTCATATTTTCCATATGTTATGTTATATTCAATTTGAATTACTTTTTGCAAAATAGAATAATAATATTTATATTCTCTATCGACATATTCTTCCAAATTTCTTTCTGTTACAATAAAATCTTTATCAAATTCAGTTAATACCTTTTCTAAATTATGTTTTGTAATATTTTCGGCGATATTAGAAATAGAATTACAATTATTTTCTTCTTTTTCATCTTCCATACATTTTTCTATACTAAGGCATTCTTCTTTGAATTCTTCACAAGGATTTTCTTTTTCTTTATATTTATCTTCTTGTTTTTCGATAAATTCATTCATTTTCGAATCAATTAATAATTTGATATTGGATTGAACAATTCCATAAGTATATGTACTTTTAAAATCAGAAATAGTCATTTTAAATAACAATTCATCATCGAATGGATGTTTATTTGTTTGACTAATCTCATATATTTCACATAATTCTTGTTTTGGAAAATTCATTGAAAGTTTCAATACATTTTTAAAATTTTTTTCATTTAATCTAGAAATTGTATTGAATAAACTATCGAACGCAATTTTTTTAGACATTATTTCAGTACCAAATCCTTTTATTTTATCTTCAATAAAAGGAACTAAACTTCTAGAGTAAAATGTAAATGTAACATCATCTGGATAAATTAGATAAGGCTCTAAGAAATTTATTATATTAATAATAGATAATTTTCCAATAATATATGGTTTTACTGAATTAAAAATAATTTTTGAAGATGGAATTATATTTTCTAAAAAATTCAAATAATTACCCGATGTGATAGGTTTGTAATATTTTAAACGTATTTTATCAACGAATGAAAATGTTTCTCTACTTATCGTTTCATTGTTAATATCATATTGAGTAATTTTAGTAGATTCATTAAATATATTAGAAAAGTTAATAAATAAACGACTCAAATTTGTTTTGTCTAGAATATTAGTTCCAGGCATTTTGACACGTGAATAATCAACAATTGCCTCCGGTAATGTCAATAGACCTGTTATTTTTAATGTATTATTTGTATATGGAACGTGAATTCTATTTGCAAACATTTTACCTTCAGTTAATTGATATGCATCTAATATTTGATCACTAGATAAGTATACATCTCTAATATATTGTGAATTCTCTACTTTATTATAAAATTGACCTTTTGGAAGAGGAATTGTTTTGATAATATTAGAATTAAAATTTCCATAATTATCAATAATAACATTTGTATTATCTTGAATGGGAATAATAGATAATGATTTTAATTCATCCAAGTTTTCAAAAGGTGTAAAAAACTGATACAAATTTTGTAAATATTGAATATATCGAAAACTTTTTTGATTCGAAACATCACTTTTAAAAACTTGTATAATTTCTTCCAATTTATCGTCAATTTCCAAAGATTGATTTGAAATAAAAGTAAATTCTTGTAATTCTTCTTCTTGAACACCATATACTTTTTTAATAGTAGAAGTAACAGGTAATATCCATAATAATGGTATTATTAATGTGGTAAGATTATTTACTAATGGTTTCCATTGTGGTCCTTTATAAATAGAATTGACAATATTTCCATATTCATCAAAAGTAGAGAATTGTTTTCTTAACTGTTGAAATCGTTGAATGTTTAAATGTATATTATTTAGACTTTCATATGTTTTTTCAGAAGAAGATAATTGTGATAACATTGAATTTAATAAATCATTTTTTTGAATTTCGATATCATATCGATATCTTGAAACATCAATATCTAATAATTGAACGACATCTTCAACTTCGCCGATTGTCTCAATTTCTAAATTTTCTTCTTCTTCTTCTAAAATATCATAATCTGGTTTATCAATTATTTTGATGTGTTTTATTGATAAGTCTTCTGGTATTCCGTTATAATTAAAATTAATATATATTTTTTCTTTTGTATTAAATAATTCAATTTCAATCATATCTTCTTCTAATTCTGTGATTTCTCCAATCAAATCACCTTTTTCAAAAACAATTTGAATCCATGTATTTTTTAATAATTTATGTTGTAATGCAAATCCTTCATAATGATTTCTGAATAATAAATCAATATTTCCATCAATAATAGTATCTTTTTCAGATTTCATTGTAGTCAATCGTACATCTTTATGATATGCTAAAAATTGTTCAGATGTAATATAAAACTCAACTCTATCTAAAGTTTCTACATGAATTGTTTTAATTTTATCTGGATTAATATATTCTATGTAATAACTTTGATTATTGTAAATATCATTTGTACTATTTGAAATTTTAAAAACATCTCCTAATTGGAGAAAAATAGTTACCATTTTTTTTTCTTCTTGAGACATTTACTATATTTATTATAGATATTTATATAATATGTCAAACACATATAAAGTTACATTACTATATTAGATTACATTTGTTAATGTCTGTTTTAAATATTGATAATATATTAAACGAGACCCATATTAAAAGTAAAAAATTCGGGAATTATGATGTAATGTTTTACAATAAAACAAAAATTGTTGAATTTAATGACACAACAAGAAATATTAGGTCGGTGATTGTGGATAATAACGAAAAAAAAATTGTTTCATTGAGTCCGTCCAAATCTCTTTATTTAGATGAATTTATTTCCAATAATCCAAATTTTGAAGATGTAATTGTAGAAGATTTTATTGAAGGAACAATGATTAATTTATTTTGGGATATATATAAAAATCAATGGGAAATATCAACAAAAACAACAGTTGGAGGAAATGTTATTTTTTTTAGTAGTAAAACATTTAATCAAATGTTTTATGAAACAATTGAATTTTGTAAAATAGATTTGTCTTCTTTAAACAAATTATATAGTTATAGTTTTGTGATGCAACATCCTTGTAATCGTATTGTTACTGCTTTTGTAAAACCATCTTTATGGTTGATTGAAGTGTATGATATGGTGAGTCAAACATTATTGAATAGACAATCAATTATTCAAGAAATAAATGGAGATGTGAAATGTCCAACTATTTTTAATCAATTTTTGAATTATAGTGAGTTGATTCATTTTTATAATGAGAATGAGGTTGGTAGTCATTCTATGGGATTGGTAATTCGAAGAAGAGATACAAATATTAGAACAAAAATAAGAAATCCAACTTATGAAAAGATAAGATTGTTAAGAGGAAATTCTTCGAATTTACAATATCATTATTTTACATTGGTAAAAGAAGAGAATGTAGATGAGTTTCTCAATTATTATCCAGAGTATGTAAGTAAGATTAAGAAATATGCTTCTATTGATAATAAATTTATTAATAATTTGTATAAAAATTATATAAGTTGTTATATAAAAAAAAATAGTAGATTAAATAATTTTCCTAAAAATTACAAAACTCATATGTATTATATTCATCAAATCTATTTGAATCAATTGAAGCCAAATAAAAAAGTAGTAAAATATGATATAGTAGAAGATTATGTAAAAAAACTAGACAAATCACTTCATATGTGGTCTGTGAATTTTGATTATTATTAAATAAATATTATGTAAAGTGTTATTGTAAATATTAATAATTTTATTATTAATATTTATTTGTATTATTTAAAAAAACCATTTATTCTTACGGCTCTTCTTTCCGCGCCCTCGGCGATGCTTGCGGGTACCGCTTCGTTTACGACGACGACGACCTCCGGTTTTTGTTGCCGAAGCAGGTGTGGATCCTAATGATTTCAACATATCTGAAATTTTATTCATATTCATATTCATACTCGGCGCTGCTGATGATGATGACGCGGATGACATATTATATATATACATTATATAATATTTTTTGCTAAATATTATATAAATGATTAAAATTTTAAATAGAAGAGAAAATGGTAATCTTTTTCATTATGCACATTTTATTTGCGATTGTCTATTTCCAGAAATTGTTATGAATATGCATAAAAATAAACGTATCATTCGTGAGAAAAGTATTTCTCAAACATTAGGTAATTTTCTTCCATTATATTGTAGAATAATGAATTGTGAATGTATGGAAATTGATCTCTCATTATTCGATTCACTAAAGACTAAATTATATATTAACGAAGCAAAAGAAAACTTAATACATCCTATTTATTTTGAAAAATTTAGAAATTTTATTTTTAATCGATTTGATATAAACTCACAGATATTTTATCCCAAATATCCTTCTGTTATATTAATACAAAGAGGAAAAAGAATAAAATTAATTAACGATCCAGAGTTAGAAGATAATAATAATAATTATACAAATGGAGCAGAAAGAAGAGAAATAAATAATATTGAAAAAGTGAAAATATTTATGAAACAAATGTTTGGTGATGATTTCCAAACGTTAATCCTTGAAAATATACTATTTGAACAACAAATACAATATTTTAATAATGCAAAAATAATTATATGTGCTCACGGCGCTTGTATGAGCAATTTATTCTTCTGTAAGAAAGATACAATACTATTTGAAGTTACGTGTGGCGAATCTTGGCCTTTTTTTGATATTATCACAAAAAATTTACAAATAATACATCATAAAATAAAAAATAATAATTTCGAGGTTATTATAAACCGAATTGTCAATGAAAAAATATTATCATTGAATGAATATTTTATGAATAAATCCGTTATCGAAGACTTGAATTTACATAAAAAAATAAATTCAAATTATCAATTAATTAAGAATAAACAAACAAATAAACAAACAAATAAAAAAACAAATAAAATAAACAAATTATCAAATAGAATCTTATATACAACAGGCAACGAAATTAATGAAACTTATTCATAATATTGGTAAATATTTCTTGTGCTTCTTCAATACATTCTCTTATATTTTCTTTAATTTGTTCTCTACTTGTTGGTTCATAATAAGCAATACGAATTAAACTATCTGTATTATGTGGATGATATTTTTTAAATGCACAAAAGGATAATATTTTTTTATTTTCAAAATATTTGATATTCATCATATATTCAATTACTTTACCAATTGTGTAATCTTCATTTTCTAAAATAATATCATAACTATTATTCATTGTGTTTTCTGCTTCAATAATTAAATGATCATTTGATTCGATTGATTTTAAAACAAGAGCTAATCTCATTATTATATTATCACATGCTTTATTTACAATTTCACTATTTGTGAAAACACCTATAGATTGTATATTAAAATCAAAACTATTTTCCAAAACGATTCGTTGTCCTTCCAATAATAACCAATTTTTTGTTTCAAACTCAACATTTAATTCATTTTTTTTCCATTCGACTCTTTTTTTCTCTATTTCTTCATCTTGTGTTTTTTTATCAATTGTATATCCATAAGAGCAAGCAGAAACACAGTTATACATTGCGCTTTCTTTTGACGTTCCATAAGATAATTTACACGTAAAATGTATTTTTTCTCCCGGAATACTATCTGATATCTTGGGTCTTAACCTAGCGAATTCTATATAATGTTCTACTTGATCAGGTGATACCCAAGGTCTAAATATTTCTTTAGAAGAAAGGGTTTCTTCTTTCCGTTTAATAATAAAATCTTTTGTTGTTACATAAATAATACTATCATCTGTTAAATTTTCAACATTTACTTCTAACAAATAATCATCAATATTTTCTATTTCTTCTTTTTTCAAATAAATAGGAATACAACTTAATCGTTGCTTTAGAATTTCATTATTTATTCTACTAGTATTCACAATAAAATTGGCTAAATTTTCTGAATAAGGACTTGTTTTAAATACAACAGTTTCTATATCAGATAAAATAGTTCTGCGAACCGCATTCGCAATACTCACATTTACACCAGACAATGTAAAATGAAGAGTGTTATTATCATCTTCCTTTTTAGCAATGACTTTTGGATTTGTTGAAATCATTCTTGTATTTATATCATTTATTATTTATATA